GGTTGTGGTTCTTGTGGTAGTTCTGTTTTCAATGGCTCTGGTTCCTGTGGTTCCTGAAGTTGCGGATCTTGAGGTTGTGGTTCTTGCCCTTCTTCGGGCCAAGGGTATGCCTCGGCGAATTCTTCTGATTCCATTTGATATTCTCCAAACAATTCTTGGAATCGATCGTACAAGGCCTGTTGTTGTTCCAGTAGATCATCGAGCCATTTATCATCGGCCTCTCGGGTGGCACGGAATTGGGTCCATTCGTCTGAATTGTAATGTTCGTCCGTTATCATATACTGTGTTTCAAGTTCGTCGGTCCAATCGTCTTGGAGATACGTAGGCGCATCGTCTAAGAGTTGGGAGAGAACTTGCTTGTTGTTCTGTACACGCGACACTTTCTTTTGGCGATAAATTGAGTATTGCTCTGGACTCATTTGAGCCAGAGTGATGCCTGCTCCTCCCGTTTGTTGTTGGGGACGGAGAGTGGCTGATGCTTCAAACATAGATGGATGCATCTCAACTAAGAGCCGACGAATAATGCGAATATTAATGGGATCAATTTTTGTAACCCGTGCTCGCGCATGCAAACGTCGCAATTCAGGTGTGGGAGATCCCAAAGGGACGAGGATTTTACGTCGAGAGGGATCTAATTGACCCAAGAGATGCTGGAAATGAAAATCCATGGCTGGGTAAACCAAATTGTATGTGTGAAACGTATCAACTAAATATGGTTTATCATCGATGTAAAAAAGTCGAATGCGAAAATTAGGTAAAGCCATTAAACTTATCAGATGATCAAATGATATACATATTCTCAAGATATTTTTTTATCCTTGTCGTAGATCCGGATCTACCCAAAGGACCAATGGGAAAAACCTGATGACAGAGTGTCAGGTTTTCGTCATTTGAAAAATTGTCGGTATACATGATATAACATGGCGGAAATTAATGACGTCTATGGAGCTGACTATCAAAAAGAGGCAACCATGGCTAGGAATAACCATGCCATTAATGTGATTGCGAACAATGTGGCACATCGTCAATTTGGGTTCAAATTGACCGACACTCATGACTTATGGGACCAGAATCACAATTTATTACGGGAAGTGATTGAGTCCTTTCTTCAAAAAGTCCACCAGATCAATCCTCAAATGCATCCACAATACATTGAGAAAACCTCTTCCCAAATCAACATGTTGCCCGAATTAATCATTGATACTCCCGTGGAGTATTTTTGGATGATTGATGGTGATTACCATCGGGCCTATTTCTTCTACATCACACCTTATGAGGTGGGGGCCTACTGATCCTGAGAACAAAGTGTAAAAAATATGGATATGAAAAAAGATCACTTAGTCACAGAGAGAACATTGGTTAACTCGTCCAAGCGGAACGTTTCATATTTGAATCGTCCAATCTTATTGGACGGATAGGGTCGCTCAATCATGAACGGAATCAAATTGTGGTCAAACTCATCAATTGCAATGGTAATCGGATCGGTATTTTCAGCCACTTTGACATAGGGTTGTGCCCCTTCTGCAATCTGTTGTGCTCGATATCCAATAACGGCTGCAAGCTCATACTTGGTCAATCGATGTGATGGATCCATTGAACTGGTAACAGTAGTACCTACCATCTTACGACGTTGATCCACGATTTGATGGAACTGATCCACATCACTTTCGGCCCCAAGTCCCAGACCAGTAATTTTCTCACGAAGAAATTCATCATCAGGTTCGAAGCCGATCGCGGCCTCTTCTTCCTCATCACCGTCTTCTTCAGCTTCTTCCCCATCTTCCTCTCCCTTGTCTTCACCTTCATCCGGCTCTACTTCTTGTTCTGGCTCGGGTTCTGCTATTTCAGTCTCATCTTCATCACCTACATCGTCGTCAAAATCGTCACCATCATCGGCGAAGGCTTCGTCGACAAAATCATTGTCATCCATGACACTTTTATATTTATGTCTCTGATAAAAATGCAAAGTGATGATATCAAATTTAAAATCAAATTTCCACCATGACATCTCTCAATTCTTCCAATAGGTCTTGCATTCAGTGCACATATACCCTACATTTAACATCTCTGGATTGTATTGGAAAATAATAATCTCCGTGTTCCTATGACATGTCGGACAAGGAATCTGTTTAGTTCGAGGAAGAGCGTGATCATGAATCATGTTGGGATTCAACTGACTATCATGCGCGTTACGATTGAGTTCGTTAACCACGATGCATTTCTCTGTCACCTCTTGGTTTTCATGGCCGCAAAAATCACAATGATAAATGAATTTCATCTGCTCGTCAATCTTATGACTAAACAAATTGCCACACATTTCACAAAATTTGACCATATTTGGTTTATGTCCTTGTGTATACCACCAACCAACACTTTTCTCAATCACACAATCAAATTTTGCGGTGAAAATAGTCATAATTTAAACGATGCCGTGGTATGGTCTCCGATTTTGAGTGGATCTTTGTTTCTCTCATCATATGGAATATAATGATTAAATGGATCGGTTATGTGAGCCAATTTGATGATCTCAAAATAAGATTCATAGAGCTGATTGCCTTCTTCTGTTCGTTGTCCATTCATGCAACGGTTTTCAAACCACTCTGGATGTTCGACCGGGAAATTTGATCATAGACAAAGAAATCAGTATATTTGATACTTTTAGGAAGTGTCTGTGTCGAATAAAATACTAATACTAAATACTTCATTCTTATATGAAGTATATGACACATCATATACTCGATCTGGAACAGCATTGAGTATATAATCACGTACATTGACAATCAGACAATCTTGGTCGGTGCCATTTACCCAATGTGATGACAATGCGTAGTACCATGAATCCGGTTCGAAATCTTTTAACATACTCAATTGAATCTGTCCACTTGGAGATTCAACATGACCACTACATGCCTTAATATCTTTTATCTTATTGTCAGTTATGTATGACATTTGCTCAATATGATGCAAATGGACGCTCACTAAGTGATGTTTTTCATCGTAATCACCATTAGCTGACCATTTACCTAATTTAGCATTAGGTATGATTGTCATAATCAGTTTCATCTCTTCGTAAGATTCTGAACTTTGTACTGGATCGACCACAATAACTTCGTTTTTTAATTGTAAGAATCCCCATGGAATCGTATGTGGTGTATTCCATTCGATAATCTTCTTATTTTCGAGCAATTGAATGAATTCGATATATTTATCATTGGTTGATATAGTTTTCGATGTGCTACTTCGATAAGTAGTGTTCTGTTTTTCGTATTCGAAATAATCTCCTCGTGTTTCACTAGAGGAGACATAACGACAGTTTTTGGGTAAATGAATAATTCCTGTCTCTTTGGGTGGCATATTAACCACACGTTTGGTCGAAGCTTTTGTTTCGTCTCCAATATTGAGAGGATCTTTGTTTCTCTCATCATATGGAAGATAATGATTAAATGGATCGGTCATGTGAGCCAATTTGAGGATCTCAAAATAAGATTCATATAATTGATTGCCCTCTTCGGTCAATTGCCCATTCATGCAACGATTTTCAAACCATTCTGGATGTTCGATCATTAGATTACGAAGGATTATTTTGGCTTCATTGAGCTTTTGTATCAGTGTAAACCGTTGACTTTTCGATGTTTTCTTACGACACACCCGTTGGCCATTGACTTTAATCGAGACCTCGAAATATTCATTTTCCGAAGCATTAGTCGGATGATACTCAATATTCGTGGGTATCTCATCCGGATTAATTCCGCAACCGTCTGGTAATCTCACGGTTCTTTTTCTCTTCTTCTGGTTCCAATTTTGTTGTGTTTGTGATACTAACCGTAAATTCTCTTTACGGTTATCATGTGGGATACGATTAATATGATCCACGTAGGTTTTACCATCAAATGTATGGTTCATAATCGTTTGATGCAAATAATTGACAATTACACGCCCTTGTGACATAAGATTATGACCAATGTATTGATTGACACGATGCCAATTAGTCCCCTTGATTCGTTCATAATCCTCATCATCAATGATCAATGGAAATTCAATCGATTGACCTGAGAATTCTGTGATCATTGTTAAAACTCGATACATTTTCCCTTGGTATGTGACACTTGTATCATGTGCGAAACACGTTCCGGAAGCCATTTTATTAATATGATCAAATTCATGGATTGACGATTTTCCGCTATCAATTTTCTCAATATCATCAATCGATGATATTGTAAAAATAAGAAACACGAAATATGCACAAGTATACACAAAAATTTGTTTAATTGGAATCGTTTACACCCCCCCTTTCGGAGTATTTATCGGATAAGGGCTTGCGCCCATCTCCGGGGACTAGACTATATCTTAAGCCTTCATTGAGGTTTGACTTTGGCTGTTCATAACAGCCACCTCTCAGACCCAAAACCATTTAGTCGTTGAACCTTCTCCATAGTCTGTCTGGTGACTTTAGGAGCTTGGCTGCGGATTGCCCATATATTCGTGAAATTTTTACCGTACCTGAGTTCTACTCTCAGCCAACATAAACTTTCGTCTACGTTTTGGTATTCACGACTTTAGGGGTTTCCCGCAATTTGGTCTTGTTGCAGATCGCGCGTTTAATACGCACAATCCACTAGCATCTGGGTATGATCTTTTTAAAAGATCTTTGAGACCACAAAATGTTTAACTTTACACAGAGCTCAAATATGTAAAGTATTGATGCTTTTCTGCCCTGTGAGATTAATCTCAAGGCAAGTCCTCCCATTCCACTCATAATTCTGAGGATGTTGTAGTTGACCGCGTAGATCCTGACACGTGCAGTAGTCACAGCGATGGATCCAGTCTCTGGGTCGATGGCTTGGAATGTTCCAGGGTGAACTGCGAACTGGAGAGTGGCATTGTCAATACGGGAGAAGTTGACAGATCCAGAGGGTTGGTGCTCTTCTGGTTTGAGACCGAAAGAGTAAACGTTGATTCCCTCAGAGAGAGCACCAGAAGTGTGGTGCTGGTAGAGCTGAACCAAGTTGAAGTAAGTGCCCTCACGTCCGGCGAAACGGTCGTGACCGTTGAGTTGGAGTTTGGCGTAGATGACTGGGTTTCCGAAGGTGGCACCGACAGTCACTCCCTTAGTGGTAGAGAAGTTGCCTCCAACACCTCCGAAGTTAGGTGCATCGAACATGGCGAACGGTGTGCCGACCACATCGAATGCATCGAGTTGGTAGTTAGACCATTGGTTGCTGACACGGCCTCCAGGTGTGCCAATGTGAGAGTCTTTCTGAACAACCCAGACGAGTTCCTTAGATGGGTGGTTGAAAGACAGACGAATCTTGTTGCTGGTGTTGTTGATGGATTCCTCACCAGTGTATTGGAGTTGCTCAATCAGGTACTCGTGAGTCACTTGGGCGAAACGACGACGCTCGTCAGTGTCGAGGTAGACGTAGTCAACCCAGAGAGAGCAAGACATGAGGTGCTGGTTCTTGATGCTTGGATCAATGGCACCAGACTCGTCGCACCAGAGGAGCTCAGCAGGGCGGAACTCCATGTTGATTTTGACTTCGTGATATTGTACGTTATGTACCCCTCTTTTCAGAGTATTTATCGGATAAGGGCTCACGCCCATCTCCGGGGACTAGACTATATCTTAAGCCATCATTGAGGTTACGATGATAACCTCTCAGACCCAAAACCATTTAGTCGTTGAACCTTCTCCTTAGTCTATCATAATGACTTTAGGAGCTTGGATGCGGATTGTCCATTTTAGTTTTCACTTCATCCGGGGGATTTTTACCATACCTGAGTTTTTCTCTCAGCCAACATAAGCTTTCGCGAATGTTTTGGTACCCTAAAAATTGCTTGTACTTACTATTGAAACGGTTTACGGAGATAAAATTGTTGAAATACGCGTAAAGTAGAATCTTTCCACTTTTCGAACGATTTTCAGTTGCTGATAACGGTTGTAGGTTGGTCCAGTGAAAGCAGATTTTAACAGCTTACAGCATATTTTTGTCTCCATATAATAACAATGGCATAGAGCCCATTCAAATACAATCAAATTTGTCCGGCTTTAGGAGTTTCCCGCAATTTGGTCTTGTTGCGGCGCAATAGTCTTACTATTGCGCACTAGCATCTGGGTGTGATCTTCCAATGGAAGATCTTGAGACCACAACATGTTTTCTCCTCACACAGTGCTCAAATGTGTAAGGTTGGATGCTTTTCTGCCCTACGAAATCACATGGTGACTTCCTGTGTCAAGGCAATAAGTGGGAGAGCGAGTCCTGCGTTACGGCAGAACCAGAATTGGAGAGGAACGTAGAGAGTGGTCCTTGGTTTGACCTGGTTGTTGAAGGTGCAGAGTTCCAGTGTCTTGCCGACCATCTTGTTGTAGGTCTCACGCATTCCGAAGGGGAGAGTGAGAGAGCTCCAGATCTGGAGCCAGTCACCGAATTGACGGTCAATGCGTTGTCCACCGATTTCGAGCTCGGCCATACGGATCAGGTGGTGACCCACTTCATCAGTCCAACGTCCAGAAACAGAGGGGTCAATCTCTGGGAGTTCGACCTGGAGATAGACCTTGTGAATCAAATCTCCGTTACGAGAAATCAGGCAAGTTACTTTCTTGCCGAAATCAGGGTTGCCCATAAAAGTCTGCTCGATAGACTCGAGGGCGAAATTAGTGTGGCGACGGTAAATCACTTTGAAGTAAGTGATGTTGGGGTTACCTGTACATACCCAGTACCCTATCTTTCGATAGGGAGTAGACTATATCTTATGAAGTGGGGGAGCCATGCTCCCCCATAGCCCTATCTTTCCATGAGAGAAGAGCGGGGGCTATGGGGGGACTTAGTCCCCCCATTCCCGAAAACCATTTAGTCGTTGAACCTTCTTCTTTAAATTTTTCTAGTTTCTCGATAGTACGAATGATTTGATTGTGATCGATGTTATTTCTTTTTGCGGAGTTATATTTGGCTGAGACTGGAACTAAATTTGACCAATTCCAACATTTTAGTTTCTCGGCCTCATTTGTTAAATCAAAATGACGAACCGGAATCACATGATCGATTGACCAATATGAACCGTAATTATCCCACGACATCTCTGGTGTGAAATTATATTCAAACCACTCTCGCAAATATTGAATATTACATCCAATATAACTCATAGTGTGAGTGGTTTTAGTCAGAACAGTTCTCAAACGTGCCGCTAGTGATTTTTTCAATCGATAATTGATGTTTGTTGCGCTCTCTTGACGACACCATTCAGTTTTCTGTTCGGTGACGAATCCGGGGTAACAAACAAGACAGATTTTCCGTTTATAATATTTTTTGAGTTTGGCAAAATCTTTCAGCGCTTTTCCTTGCCCACATTTTTCACAGATAAATATCAATGTTTCTGCTTTTTTGCGCCGAAGGTTTTTCTTCCTCAATTTATCCTGTTCGTTCAAACATTTCTTACATGTTCTGGAAAAAGAGTTGTCTTGATTCGTGTATTTCCGATAATTATCGATGTTTTTCTTCACTCCACACACATCACACTGTCGTTCATTCGGATTTTCCATTTTGTTTGGAGAAGTATAACCATACTATCTAAGAATCATCAAATTTTAAAGAAGCTTGGCTGCTGATTGCCCAATCTTATTCATTATCACTCTACCCAAGTTTTTATCTTGGCCGCATTCATATCACTATGAATGTTTAGTAGAATAAGCTTTCAGGGGTTTCCAGCAATTTGATTTTCTCACCAGGGTTTTTCATTTTGAATTGTAAATCAAAATCCCTGATTAACATCAGTGACGTGATAATGGCTGGTGTCCAATATCACCCACTAAGGGTTTTGTGAATATCTTATTGTTTCGATATTCCCCGATGTTTTTCTACCCTACAGGTTTTTAAGGTAGATATCCTGAGCTCCATCGTTTACACCCCCCCTTTCGGAGTATTTATCGGATAAGGGCTTACGCCCATCTCCGGGGACTAGACTATATCTTAAGCCTTCATTGAGGTTGACTTTGGCTGTTATGAACAACCACCTCTCAGACCCAAAACCATTTAGTCGTTGAACCTTCTCCATAGTCTGGTCATGGTGACTTTAGGAGCTTGGCTGCGGATTGCCCATATATTCGTGAAATTTTTACCATACCTGAGTTCTACTCTCAGCCAACATAAACTTTCGTCTATGCTTTGGTATTCACGACTTTAGGGGTTTCCCGCAATTTGGTCTTGTCGCAGAGGATGAAATGCATTTTCATCCCTACTAGCATCTGGGTTTGATCTTCTCTAAGATCTTGAGACCGCAACGTGTTTGAACCTTATGCAGAGCTCAAATGCGTAAGGTTTGGATGCTTTTTTGCCCTAAATCAAGGCGACTAGTTGCATGAGACCACCAGACATGTTTGTTGTGTTTGTTATATCTTATATCAACATTTTTTTTCTGACAAAATTAGTAATTAAAATCTATTCATTTATGAGAAAATTGATCGTCGAGTAAACGAGTATGATATGAAGTAACCCATACAGATCTGTGAAAATGAAAAAGAAAATTGTAATTCGTTTGAAGACATCGCCGATCATCCCCACAAATCAGGAGCAGTCTATCCGTATTCAAAAAGAGAATACATTGCAACTCAAAACACACAACAATGTCCCAATATTTGACCACGAGTTATTGGAGATTCCATGTACATCACATTATTTATGTGACAATCTAAGTTGTAAAAGATGCTATGAGAGGTCATTTTGCAGTAAAGCGCGAAGTCGCGACTGGTCGATGGAAAATCCGCTTCAACCACGTCAGATAACTCGATCATCTGGTCAACCAATATGGTTTAATTGTCCCAAATGTCCACATAAATACAAACAATGCCCTTCTTCAATTGAAGCTTCCACCCGAAATCGAGGGTGTCCGTATTGCAACGGGAATCAAGCACGATGTCGAGATGTGAGATGTCCAGTGTGTCATCAGGATACTTTCGCAACATCAGCCGCCAGTCAATTTTGGTCTCCATCAAAGAATGGAAAACTACGTCCGGAGGATATTGCTCGGAGTGGGACCAAGGAAATATGGCTGTTCTGTCCAAATTGTCCGCATCATTACTTAACCACACCTAATCAAGCAGACCGTGGACGCAGGTGTCCCTATTGCGCAGGTAAGAAATTGTGTGATGAAGTCAATTGCACAATTTGTTTCCAGAAATCATTCACAAACCACGAGAAAGCGAAGTATTGGTCACCTAAAAATGATTGTACACCGAGGCAAGTTTTCTTGAATTCCAATGATAAATATTTATTTAATTGTCCTACTTGTCATTTGGATTTTCGAATGACACCTGATAATATTTGTCAATTACATACTTGGTGTCCATATTGTCTCAATAAAACTGAGTTAAAACTATATGATTGGTTATTATCGATAAAGATGTCAGTAGTGCATAGTGTTCGATATGATTGGTGTCGCTCAGAAAAAGGTTTTTATTTACCATTTGATTTTGTAATTGAGGATCTGAAATTAATCATTGAACTCGATGGTCCACAACATTTTCGGCAAATTAAAGATTGGTTGATACCCGAAGAAACACAGGCAAATGATGTCATCAAAATGCACAAAGCATTACAACGAGGATATTCATGTATCCGTTTGTTACAATCTGATGTGTGGCATGATAAGAATGATTGGCAAAGTAAACTGTTGACGGCCATTCATGTTTATGAATTTCCGACTGTGATTTTCATTAATCATGAAAAAGAGTATGATGTCTATCGACAATTAATGAACAACGATAAAATTTGACATGGATGATGACTACTCAAATTTAGTCATCAATCATGAAAAAGTGTTATGTGATCCGCCGTGTCGACGAAAAATCGAAGACGCGCGATGTTTTTATTTCTACTGAGTTTCCGTGTGAGTCGTACGATTTATTGAATGTGCATGATACTCTGCTAAAAGAACTGACTGCACCTACAATGCAATCTGCTCTCCAATCAGCCCAAGAATGTATGGATCATTACATGAAAAACCCTACTTAAACGCATTTGCAAGTTGTTTTAAACTTTGGTAATCCATTGCAAATCTTGGACAGTAACCACGTCACCGCTATTACCTGATGTCACATACGGTTCCAGATCCTGGTTATAATTGAGATTTTGAATGTAACAGAACACACTAAATGTGTACACCTGGTTGGACGTGGTCGCTCTAACTGTCATTTCCGACATCATGAGTCCTGTAGTTCCACCGGTGGCCGTTCCAATACCGGTGGCCGTATAGGTAAAAGTGGTGGTCGAGGTCACAGTCACTGTATATGTACCATTCCACGTTCCAATTCCACCGGTCCAGTTTTCCATTTGCACCACATCATTAGTTGTCAAATTGTGGATTCCGTTGGTGGTCACCGTCACTGTAGCCAAATTACCAGTTACTGTGGAAACTGCGATGCTCCTTCTGAGGACCACGCTTAAATTTCGGTTGTTTTGGTTAACGGAAATATTACCCGTCAACATCGCCGTCATATCATTTGGATATGACGGGTAATAGGTCATTTTACCAGCAGCAATTCCAAACTTACATGTGTATGAAGAGGTATTGGTGAAAGCGATTTTGTAGTAGGTCCCGGCGGTCGTTACAGTGGTCGTGGTGACACTATTTCGTACATTGATCTTGGCATGCGGAGTTTTATCCTCGACTCCGACGTTGCTTTTAATCACGATATCAGCATCTCGACTGTTGGTAAAATCGGGTCCGTTGATGAAAGTTCCCACTTCATTGAAGGAACAGTTCATCATATTGGTCGCATTTGCCAGATATAAGAAATCTCCTCCCACATAATTGATCGCAGTATCTCCCGATCCATTATTAAAAATCAAATGCATGAGTTGAACCCCATGGGCTGTTCCAGCTTTGGTTAAAGCTATCGCCGTTGTGTAATTAGTAAAATTACCGATTTCGATATCAGTGCTTTGATTAGCAATACTGGTAGTCGTATAGTTGACTTCTACCCCAGTGATACAATTATCGATGTTGAAGTTGAATAAAAAGTAACTGACGCCAATTTGATCGGAAATGCCCACGTAGAAATGATCCAACAATACATCCTGGAACTCGCAATAAATTTGCGAGTTTGTATCGAATGTGGCGAAATTTTCCCCACTGACCGTCCCATAACTCGCTAGGGTAGACCCCGTGGCGGTTAAATGATAAAAGTAACATTCCGACCGAATGTTAAACATGGGCTTATTGGTTAAACCGGTCTCCGCTTGTAGAACCGTGACCTGATAACCAATTCCCCGAATAGCCAGGACATATGTGGGATTATTAATAGTAATCGTATCACTAATGTTCCGCGGCCCTCCATCGATGATAATTTCGGTATTAGCTGTGGCATTAGCATTGAACCAATCAACCGCGTCTTTTAGGGACGAATAGTCGCCATTTGAACCAACTATGATCCGATTGACCAATGAAGCCAATGTTGGACCGGTGGGTCCTGTGTTTCCTGTGTTTCCTGTGTTTCCTGTGTTTCCGGTAAGACCAGTTGATCCAGTATCTCCCGTGAGGCCAGTTGGGCCAGTTAATCCAGTATTTCCTGTTGATCCAGTTGGTCCGGTTAAACCTGTATTTCCAGTCGACCCTGTTGGTCCGGTTGAACCCGTGTTTCCTGTAGGTCCAGTTGAACCCGTGTTTCCTGTGGGTCCAGTTGATCCAGTATTTCCTGTGGAACCAGTTGGTCCAGTCCCAATGGGACCGGTGGCTCCGGTGGCTCCGGTTGAACCTGTTTCTCCAGTTGATCCTGTAGGTCCAGTTCCGCATGGGCCAGTGTCCCCGGTCGATCCGGTTGAACCTGTTTCTCCAGTTGATCCTGTTGGTCCAGTTCCGCATGGGCCAGTGTCCCCGGTGGCTCCAGTCGATCCAGTTTCTCCCGTTGGACCTGCAACAAAGAATGACGTATCCACGAAACTAGAATATGTATTATCATCGTAATGGAAAACTAAATCCTTCCCTGTTCCACTGGTATTGTATCCCAGAATTCGTAAAACTATTCGGTCGGTTGTCGCAATCGTGATCGGGCTGGTAATAGTGTAGCTATTCCGCAAAAACTGAAGACTGGTCGCCGTAATAGGCTCCTTTGCACTGGTAAACAACGGAGTAATTACACCCGCGTTTGACCGTTTATCCACCTCAAAGGCAAACAAACAGACTCCTGTTGTAACGGAGGCCGAAAACCATCCACTCAAAACCCATGGTCCTGCGGGAATATAGGTGTAAGACGGGAAATTATCCGGAGTGATAAAATTATCAAATGGAACACCATTCACATCCGAACTTTTTAAACTTGTCAATGTTACAACATGGTCCGGATTATTCGGAATCTGTTCATTCAAAACCTTACCAAATAATGTCAACGTTACACTCCCAGTCACCTCGGCAGTTAACAGACTCTCCGTCGTCGATGATAGGGTTAAAACCAATGCGGTCGCAGTCACGACCTCAACCACCGTATTATTACCAGGAATCGATGAACCAGAGATGATCATCTTGATGCGGTCAACCCAGCCGTCATCAATAAATGATCCCGTGCTCCGAGTAATCGTACTCGGAGGACCACGAACAATCGTTAGTGTCACTCCCGTGGTCACTGGTGACGTCACACTGGTATCAGTCGAATCCAAATATAACCGCAATCCAGTCACTAATCCAGGATCTCCCTGCGGACCTGTATCTCCAGTATTCCCTGTGTCTCCTGTGCAACCCGTCGGTCCGGTATTTCCTGTGTCTCCTGTCGATCCTGTGGGTCCGGTTCCAATCGGTCCTGTCGGACCCGTTGATCCTGTCTGTCCAGTCGGTCCTGTTGGACCAGTGGAACCAGTGTTTCCGGTCTCTCCAGTGGGACCAGTTGAGCCAGTATTGGTAGCGATTCCAGGAATTCCTTGGGGGCCTGTATCCCCGGTGGATCCGGTCTCTCCAGTGGGTCCAGTGGGACCCATGTCTCCAGCGTGGCCGGTAGACCCTGTGTTTCCGGTAGATCCGGTTGGACCAGTTGCACCAGTATTAGATGCGATTCCAGGGATTCCCTGGGGACCGGTCTCTCCTGTAGAACCTGTATCTCCCGTGAACCCAGTTGAACCCGTGGGTCCGGTAGACCCTGTATCTCCCGTGGGACCTATGGATCCAGTCGATCCGGTGTTTCCAGTTGCACCCGTATTAGTCGCCATTCCTGGGACCCCTGTGGGTCCGGTGGATCCAGTGGGTCCAGTCGCACCTTTAATGCTACACAGCATAATCCATTGACCTGACTGATATAAATACAGGACAGAATGTAATGTGTCAATGAATTGATCGCCCTCTTGAGCCACTAATAAGATTGCAGGTGAATTGCAGTAGTAAATTCCAAAAGTACCAATATCATAGAAATAAAAAGGTTTAATGGGTTGTGGTGAGACAACCACCCAGGTCACACCGTTGTATTGATATAGACGACTGATATTCAATTGTAACGCATATTGACCAGTAATCCCGGGTAGTATGTAAATTCTAGACTCGGTGGGAGCTGTTAGACCAGTGTACAAAGATCCGGACATGATTTCCAAAGTTCGTCCCGCGGACCCTGTAGGACCAGATGGACCAGATGAACCAGTTGGCCCATGATGGCCGCGGTGTCCCCTGGGGCCTCTATGCCCATGTGGGCACGGTGGGCATGGGGGATCAGGTGGATGGTGATGATGATGATGTTCTGTGTGCTTCGCTGTATCTTTCATCAACATATATTATATTATGTGGCATTTTTTTTCAATTGATACGCCATTGGAAAATCAAATTGGATGACGTGTTGTCAAATGATATCATTTGATCGAATATCAAATGATATCATCAGATTATCACATCTTTTAGAATTTAACTACTATTTTGAATTTTATGAGCTGGTTGTTCCCATTGTGTCGGGCAGGCGACTTTTTGCCGTTGAATTGTGTCAAAACCTTGGACAAACTTGTAAGTATCAAAGAAATTGCTCAAGTCGTCTTTCCCTTTCTTCTCAGAAAACGGAGACCGGTATTCAGAGGAGAATTTAGCTTGATGCAGTGGTTCATAGGAATTGATTGCCCCTGGTTCGGGCAGGGTCTCTTTTTTGACTCTCATATGACCCTTATCCATGGGAGCAGCAGGTAGGGGAAGATCAATGGGCGCATAGTCTTCGAATTGTTCCAGTTCTGGTGCTTTGGGGGTAGCATCCTCATATTTCGCAAACTGTTGTGTGGGTATCGCTGTTAATGTTTGTGGTAGTCCGTGTTCAGCTTCGCGTTGTTTTTTGAATTGATAGTTATTATAAATTTGGTCCTTGGCACTCTGGCATTCTTGTGAATCACGATTCTTGAGTATTGTCTCGTGTTCCTCTAAGTCTTGTGTGTGATCTTCTTGGCGAGGACAATCTCGGTTGGCTCGATCAAGACGATGAGGAACCGGAATTTGAACTGTTTTTCCCCATTTAAACAGGGAAAGATTTCCAAGAATGAAAAAGAAAACAAAGATGGATAAAATCAAAGTGAGAAGCATCGTTTATATCTTAAGAGGAGAGAAAAAGGTTTTTCAAATCTAATTTTGTGATTGATAACCATAGAGGGAGGAAAATTCTGTCAATGTATACACAGGCACTCCCATTTGGCAGGCCATTTCTTGTTTGCTACTTGTCATCGAGACATTCCCTGTGACCACACAACAAGTTTGGGGTTCCGCATGAGTGCCCAAGAAACCACCATGGTCCAAAATGAAATCTTCCAAATGATCCAACTGGTGATCCTCCAAACAGGTCAGGACAAATGTCTTGCCTTGAACCAGTGGAAGACCGCTGGGGGCTTGGTGGAGATGAACAACATCAATCGGTAGGGTCTGCGCGAAAGATTTAAATTGTGTGAGTCCCTCCAATATTTTAGTCGCGCGTACTTTACCGATACCATGCAATTGAGTTAACTCCTGAGCAGTACATGATTTGAGAAGATTGGGTAATTCGTGTGAAATTTGTCGTAAAATACATTTCCCAACCCCGCTGGGAAATGTATTAGATGCTAAGAGTAATCGGTACAGGCGGGCATTTTGCAATTGGGTCCGAATATCGTGGTAATATGCTTCGCTTCGCTTGGGACCGATTCCTGGCACTGTTCTGAGCTGTTCTTTGGAAGCTGTTAGAATCTGTGGCAACGATGAGAGACCACAATCGATCATTCGTTTTAACATCCCCTCTCGAATCCCAGGTATTTCCAAGGTTTCGAAGAAATGCACATAACGTTGCACAATTACTTCGGGACAATGGTCTGGATCATCCAATACAATGTCGGCACCTTGCCAATGCCATGGGTAGGGAACTTGTGGTTGACATGGTATCCCGACCACTTGTCCCACCTTGACAATAGTCGGGATCACGCCTCCCGAACGAGTGACCGTCACTTGTGTCCCGACGCCCAGTTGAAGTTTGTGCAGACAATTTGAGGCATTATAAACAAATGCTCGATGAATTCGAGCACCATCAATGAATACCGGATGAAATTCGGCCACTGGCATCAATCGTCCATGTCGTGTGTATGACCAATCCACTCCGGTGATGACTGTTTCTCGCATTTGTTCTTGGAGATTGATTTTGAACGCTACACATGTGGTCGGATTAGGTGGAGAATCGCATAAGAATGTTGTCTGGGGAGCAGATGTTTGGAGTTGTGAATGTGATACTAGAGAAAGCACCACTCCATCAATCATGTAGTCATATTGATCCGTTTGAGATCTGTAAATCATGAGCACTTCGGAGGATAAGTTGTGAGTCAGTTGACCATGCTTTGCCACTTGGAAACCCATTTGTTCCAATTGTTGGAGACTATTTTGGCTGTCCCAAATGTTCTCGCTAGCCTCGGCTGAAGCATCGGGTTCAGCATCGAGAGAGACCAGTTGATAAGCCATAAAATGGATGGCCGAGAGCGCGGGAGCAACAAAACAACTATTAAGCAGTCCCGAAACCCAGTTACGCGCGGTAGCCCGAGATGTTCGCCCAAAATTCTCGATCCACCATTTCTTGGTCACAATCAGTTCCCCACGAACAACTAGATTGACAAACAGGGTCTGGTTTATGACCGGAAGTGAGATGTGAGATAATATGTAGGAAACATCAGACCCATAAGTACCGTTACCTCGGAGGTAACAGGCTTGTGGACGGCCATGATGGTAGACAATCATGGCCGAAATACCATCTAGTTTGAGCGACCATTGGATCACCGGGGATACAGGCGCACACGTTGGCGTTTGCAGAAAGGTTTCCAGGTCTTTTCCGAGTTTAACTTTGGTTAGAGAGGGCATGACGAATGGCAAACGCACCGCATTTTTGACGCGTGGCATGGCACCCACTTTGGATAGTTGGTGTGCTTCTTTTTTTTTCCGTTTGTTGATCCAGTAAGTCAGACAATCGTAGGCATAATCCGACAACCTGACTTGTTCTGGATCAGAACAATTATAATACAAATCATTGGCTCGTGACACATATTCTTCCAGAGTAGCCACATCGAATTGTTGACAGAAATCCTCAGGATCTTGTTCGATCTGAGAGAAGTCTTGATCCAAATGAATCGGATCCATTGTGAAATCGGGGACGGACCAGGGAGGGTTAAGTGAATCAATTTTATCTTTTTCAAAGATCTAAAAAATAGTGGCTGGTAATATACATAGATTATGGCCAGCCCGAAAAAAGCAACATCGATGATATCGGTCGCTAGGGAATATTCCCATCAACGTCCATTAGTTCCTGAACAACACCGTATGATTTCTCAGAAAATTCACTTGCCTTCATTACCATCACGTCCGTTTAAGATGGCAGATTATAAGTTCATTGATATTATCGGCTCTGGCGCACAGGGAGTCATTTATCGTGCCCGGGACCTGGTTACCGGGGAAACGGTCATCATTAAACAAATCAAAAAGCTAATCTCACCGAGTAAGAACAATAATGAATGGTCGATTATTAATGAAGTGGAATCATTAAGCGCCGTCGAAACTATTTGTCAACACCATGCTTGGGAAAACCCCGGGTTTCCCTCAGCCAACGTATTATGTTGGTCACGTTTTGGCGAAAGCCAAACGAACTTCTACATTGTGACTGAATATCTCGGTGATTATCTGACTTTTCGAGAAATGATGGAAAATGAGCAACCTTGTACCGATAGCACGGTCAAACAAATGATTCAACAATTGATCACAGGACTGCAAATGATCCATCAGGTCAATGTTGCTCATCGTGATATCAAACCTGAAAATGTTATGGTTAAACTGCATCCATTGAATATCAAATATATCGATTTTGGATTGTCGTGTCATGACGACAAATGTCAAGATAAGAAAAACGTTGGTTCCGCTATTTATATGGCTCCAGAACTAATGAATACTCAAACATTGCCAACTCACTTAGAGCAGTGGTTTAAAGCTGATATTTGGTCTCTGGGATGCATGATTTTAGAGTTGATTGCGGGGTCACAAGATGGTAAGTATGATAGGTCTTTCGTTGATATTATTAACGGAACTGATTTCCAGGATCTGGATTCACTTTTCGCTTTTATTCGCGGTCTTGAGGAGACAAAGATGCAAACGGTTTACCTAACTCGTTATCTTGATTACTGTCGGCAGTATAGGGTGGATGTTCAGTTGATCCAATATGCAAAACACGTGGTGTTCCCGACAATGGTCACCATCAATCCAGATGATCGAAAATTATAAATAAATTATAACATATATACACAGGCGGAGACATGAGACCCAGTTACTTGGCTGCTGGAATGAATGGTGTTTTAATGGCAGGAGTCGTTATTTTAGCACTGATTTATTGGTCTATTATGGATGGTTACCAGAAAGTTATGGTGATCTCTCTGATTTCAGTACAGTTGGGAGTTCATGCCATTTTGCACCACATTGAAGAAATCTATTACGATTTCAATCCATTGGAAGGTAAATGGTCACCTCTCTCGGTGGCCAATAAGGTTTAAATCTTAGACAGAGAATTTTTGAATCATGTTATAATATAGTTATCATATGATCCAAACTGATCTATTAGTTTTACTATTAATCTCCCTGGTTTTAGGGTGTACAATGGGCGTCATGCTGTCACGTCTCGTCGATCAACGGGTCTCACAGATCTCGATTCGTCTGCCTCAATCGGCTGGCAAACATGCAAAGACTTTAATTGAGGGCCCGGAGAGTACCAAACCGTATAATGTTACTGTTTATGAACCATTTGCATCGAAACCACATACACCCTCCACACCCTCCACATCAACAACCACACCCCCACTAACAACCACACCCCCACTAACAACCATACCCACACCAACGACGCGTGTTGTCACTGTTCCGCCAGTATTTCTTTCCAGAACCGATGATGATCAAACAATCACCGCCCACCCCCGAGTTTCCAAACCGCCCACGGTCAACATCGGGGGTATTTACCAAGTTGGGTGCACTGATCAACGAGACTGTAATTTGGTCTATGGGCAAGGAGACAACCAATGCTTGGTTAATCATCAGTGTTACTGTGTGAAAGGAAGTGGAAACTTTTGTCAATATGGACCCACTTATTACAAGGATCCCAAAGATATGACACCAGAACAACTTCGCAAATTTAAAACAAGGGCCAAAGTTTACAAAATGACTCTCCAAGATTATGCAAATTGGTTATTGTTATTCGAGTCCGATCCAGAACACTTAGCCCCGCGCCATCTAACCAATCTTCGAAAGATTGAGAAGGGAGAGACGTTGACCATCGATGATATTCCGAGGGACAACATTCCACCTCCATTAACAGCACAACAATATTTTGACCGTTTATCCGATTATGATGAGCAAATGGTACCACAAAATCTGGAGACCACCGGATTACAAATGCCGGCCAATTATGGCGATTATTCAACATTCGAAACTCCCCGCAATTTAAAACATTTGGACGATAGTGATCATGATGACAAACTATGTCGTTATAGTCACCGAGACACAATTGACCGCACTCGTCCCAAAATCTCTCATGAATGGGACAACTGAAATAAATGGAATGGAATGGAATGGAATGGAATGGAAGTCTATTTTAAAGTTTTTCATAGATGAACAGCATCTCGGTACGGTTTTTCTTGTTCATTCTCAGTGGAGAAACCCGATTGAGTAACTGGAAAACATTGACTAATTTGAAATATTTAAGTGCAATTAAGTTTAAGTCGGCAATCAAGGGATATTCTTCTTTTTTGAGGGACACATAGTTATTGACAATCATTCCGAAGCGATGTTGTGGTTTTAGAACCAAGTAACAGAGGGCCACAGTGTCTTCCCAGTAATTCGATAACCAATCTTGGTAATTAGGGTAACAGTTGATCGACTGATCCCCCTCGGGATAAATTTCCATATCGAAATATGGGGGACAAATCAAAATCGCATCGAAATAATTTTGGTATTGGTTGAGGAACTTGGTATCATATAATAGTGATTCGGACGGCTGACAATACAACTGCAAACTCTTTCGATCTAGACGGGCCACTTCTTTGTGATTGCCCTGAGATCGAAGTCTCGGTTTCAATTCTTGTTGATAATGATCAAACAGAAATTGGCACCGTTGACAGACACTGGACATGACATCGACGCCCACGTATTCTTCCCAATCACTGTGCATGAAAGCACAGAGATAGGAAGCCCAACTGAGAACTGGAGTGAACAAACGAGTTCCGGAGAAGACATGTTTGAGGACCCAGTTCATGGTGTATGGATTGAGAATGGATGCCTTGGGTTGATATTGTTGAAACAAATAAAAGAAATTGTTATAATTGATCCCCCCAGAGGATTTGGGTCGAAGGAACAAACCGATACTGGAGGGAGCGAAAAAGCGATCTTCCAACTGTAATTGGTTGTAAACATTAATTAATGTCTGCCAAAAAGAGGTCCTGGATTTGCAAGTATTGGTTACGCGGGTTCGATGCAAGATATCTAAATAGTTCAAATTACGAATGACTTTCCGTGACAGATCGTTTTTTTGCAAACTGAGTCCATTGAGCGGTCTTTCACCTTTGATCAACGTGGTCAACTGCATCAACATTTGATCCTGATATTGTTCAGGTTCGCTTAAATAGTTCAGCCAAACTGAATTAAAAGAATCGGTGACAATCGGTCCTGGGCCTGGTGCGGGCGTGAGAATGTCAACACCATCCCATTTCAGTTGATAGACATCAGGTAATTCAAAATATGACCGATAGAAATCGGTCAGATACTGATGCCGATTGGTGATGATGACATCATAAAAATAATCGACTATTTGGTCTCGTTGTTGATAACGGGGGTCTTCAGGATTCTTGATAACCGACCGAAAAGCGAACAGATCTTGTAAGGTTGGGTGGTCAGCGTAAGTGATGACGAAACGCTGTTGGAATTCATTTTTGGACAATTTGATCGATGGAAACAGAGCCAAATAATCGGCTAAAGTAAGAAACATCGAAAAGATATTTATATAATGGGTGATGTTTCTTTTCTCTCAAAAGGATTTTCAAATTTTACGTCGAGATCGGATGTTGGCGGTCGAACCGATGTGATCACTGATCGACCCGATGCGGGAGTGTTTGCATCGTTTGGTTAAATAACGATCTTTCAACACAAATAACACACAGATGACCACGGTGATCGGAAGAACCACATTGAATAAGAAATTGAGCCAATTAAATTTCTTCCAGAAATAGGAACGAAGTGTGTTCGCAGAAGTACGGTTGACGTAAGTGGAATGATAGATCATCGGATCGACTAAACTCACACGGAACTTCTGTGCCATCAATATATATTTGCATGATATAAAATTTGATGTGATCGAGATCACATCAAATTTGACGTAATTTAATCTAGCAATATATTATATATCTTCCATTGAATGGACGTCGTGAATCGCAGCGAATTAATCCGATCCACCACTCGTGCGAGAGATCAGAAAATAGCAGATTTACAAAGTTGGCGTATTTCTCTTTTGACTGGGGATCCCTCCCAGATCACTGTGGATGAATACCAGAAACACCAGGATCAGGTCACTCAACTCAACAAAGACCTTACCACTCTCAAGAGTGGTTTTTCATTAGGAGAGAAAATCACACCTGGTCCAGATGTTTTCCCTCAACTACTCTCACTTCTAACAGACATTTTTGCTCAAAAAGTTGAATATTATCAGCACAAGACGTTGCTTCCTCCGTTGACTGACAAATTGTACCTCTGTTTTTTGGATTTGGAACCACGAACAGAGTACTCGCAACAGTTCCGGAATCTATGGAACCAATTGAGAATTCATGTGGAAGCTGTGCCTTCATTGGCATCACCGATTGAGTTACCTGATTTAATCAAGGAAACTCAGACAGCCGATAATCTGCGTCAACAATATTTACAAAGTAGATTGGGACGTGAGATGTCGCTCGCTGAAAATGACGCGGTCGATCAATTTCGATCATATGATTATCAACTCCGCGAGATTATCACATCGTTGGAGACAGCGCTGAGAGATCGTTCCCGACCTGATTGGAACCTGGTCAATTTTCAGCATTATTTCTGGGTTGAGGAACTACATGCGTTGAACCGTGCTTTTCAACACAAGCGACAAGAGTTAACCACTTATCGTTTAACTAAACAATATGTGCTCGCACAACCGGCAGAGCCAGTAACACCTCTATCAGCGCCCCCCGTGTCCCCATTCACGCGTGCTATGAGTAAACTGACATGTCGTTTTCTCGTTCGTTCAATTGAGAGTGGTGTGGGAGGGGATGTCTCTGTCTATCGACCATTCTTCCAGGAGAGTTATTTGGTGAATGTCAACAAGGATGCCAATGATGGGAAAAAGATGGATCTCAACTTTTATATGGAAATGCCATTTGAGCAATATCTTGACCAAGCCAAAATTAATCTGGTCATGCCCAATTATGAATATTTACTCCGAGAATCAACCAAAGAAAAGACGGTCGATCTTTTACGGAAAATCCATTACATGGTGTGTAAAACGCAAATCACAGTGGAGTACTGTCAAAAATTCAAAGATCAGTATCAATTACCGTATGAGATCATTTATACCAAACACACTTCACCAGTCACATCTCTCGATCAAATGGTCGATCTACCAGAACGAGATCAGATAGCCTGGTTGCATGCGGCCGGTAAAAGCAATTGGAAACAGACTGATACCGTACTCCAGGCTTGGGCCAAACATCCAGAATGGCCACCATTAACCGTTACTTGCCGGAAAGAGTGTATTAATAACCCTTACCTGAAGGAAGGGAATTTAGAAACCAATCAATTACATGTGATTCAACAGATTATCTCAGGTATTACTAAAAAACATACGCCGGTAAACCTGGCGAACATCCATGTTATGGAATACGCTGATGATCTCAACAGTTTACAATATCAGATCATGAACCACGTCTGCCCTTCAATTGTTGAAGGTTATGGACATTATCTCAATGAGGCCAGAGCTTACGGGTGTTTCATAGTGACATCGGATTACCCACCGATGAATGAATTGATTACTCCCAATAATGGATTTTTAATCCATTGTACCCAAACTCTTCCCAAACCCAAGTCACCAGACGTGAATTTATGTATTATCTCCGTTGCAGATTTCGAGACCGCAATGAATCTGGCTTTTCAAATACCGTTAGAGAAACGACAAGAATTAGGACAACAAGCCCAGTTAGATTATCTCAATGATACACAATTCTTCAAACAAAAATTAACATCTCTCCTGACTGAAATTGAGACCAAGTTGTACCCATCACGTCGTAAAATACCGATACTCATCAAGACAACTCCACAGCCAAAAATGGTTGTCAAACCAGCACCGACACTAGTACCAGTACCAATGCAGCCTGTCCGTAAACTAGTTGTCAAACCCAAACCAACAACTCCATTGGTCTCCGCACCTGTGGTACCTACACCCGTGGTACCTACACCCGTGGTACCTACACCTACACTTGTTTCAACTGGGTTCAATGCTGTAACATTCAAACAAGTGCACGACACTATTGTAGAAAAAAAACCCGAATGTACTCCATTTACCTACGAAATTATCAGCCCAGTGATCGCCGCATTACAAATGAATCATGTCGAAAACAACTACGGTTCTGTTCGAGCATTCTTGACAAAACAACGCAAAGATAAGATTCCAATCTTTCTCCAATTAAGAGATGTGGGTGTGGCCGAAACGACCACCGCTAGTTACGTGAGCCAAATTTATAAACATGTCCATGTGTAAATCTTTTTCTTGGATGCTAATATAATGTTTCCATTTGATTATATTGATCCTTTGTCGTTTTTGATTGCATTATGCGTCGGACTCTTGTATACTTACCTCTCAGCCCCCCATCCCCAGATCGTCATCAAATATCCCACCCCTTACAATGCCGGAAAAATCACATACATCGACCAGAATGATGTTTGCTACAAGTATCATATTCGCAAAGTAACATGTCCCACTGATCCATCTAAAATCAAAAAATACGATTTGCAATGACGCTAAATGTCACGAATGCCAAAATTTGATTGATTTGTATGGGTGTGAAGTATGATATCACATAACCGTAATTATGGTTCACATAATTGGAATCAATGGTGGTTCAGGTTCTGGTAAAACAAGTTTCACTGACAAATTTGCCACACAATTGAAAAATACGGGATGTACCATTTGTTTGATCAACGGTGACTGGTTCTATCGAGCTACTCCAGATGGAGTTCAACTCTCTCAATGGAACTGGGATACACCAGCCGCATTTGATTTTGGTCCCCTGATTACCGCAATTCAAGCTGGTGTTCCCACTCAGCTTCCAGGATATGATTATGTGCATCACTGTAGTGTTCCTAATCAACATCCGTTCACACCCAATGTCGATTTTCTCATCATTGAAGGAATTATGTTATTCAATGATGAGAAGTTGCGAGATTTAATTGAAACAAAAATCTTCGTTCATACTGATTTGGACGCATGTCTGGCACGGCGCATTCTACGTGATATTGTTGAAAGAGGAAGAACGGTTCAATCAGTGATTTCACAATGGTTTGAAACGGTTAAACCTGGATATGAAGAATTCATTTTCCCCACCATGAAATACTCAGATGTGATCTTCGACAATACTAAAGAGAGTATTGACCAAAACATTCGCCGGGATAATCGATTGACACAATTGATTGCACAACTTAACCGTCGCAAGTAGAAATGACTGGGATGTATTGGTAACAGGCGTCGGTTCCATAGTTGTAATAAGTATCGGCAATTTCTTTGGGATCAGGTCCTTGATAGACGAGAACTTGACAATGACGCCCTTGGCATGCCTTACGGAAAAGTGTGGATAGACCCAGTCCCCAAATGACCGATAAAATAATGATTCCGATCGGTGTCTGGAAGAATTCTAGAAACATCAAGTTATAATGTATATGGAGAAAATAAACAAACTTTGTTTTGTCTCCATTGATGATATATGTTGTCAATCTTACAATTTCTTCTGTCTTTCATTCTTGGTTGGGGGACCGGGTGGATCATGATCCATTTATGGAAACCATGGATTATTTATCATGGTCCCAATTCTGATACGGTCAGACAACAAATTTATGCCGATTCTGCAACTGGTCATTGTTTCCGATACGAACCACAGACGTATCTGTGTCCGATTAATGTCATACATAAATGATTCATGCCCGTTTATTTATTTGGTTTTAAAAATGTGACTATTATATACGTTAAAATGAATGATCTGAGTAATGGAAATGGGACTTTAGCCAACGAGATGATCACTGAAATGCAACGGATCAATCCCCCCGGCGCTTTTAATATCGATAATAGTCCAATGACTTCCGGTGGAGGTGGTATGGGAGGAGGTATGGGAGGAGGCATGGGAGGAGGTATGGGAGGAGGTATGGGAGGAGGTATGGGAGGAGGTATGGGAGGAGGTATGGGAGGATATGAAAATCCCTCAATTGGACAACCCAGAGGATCTGGGAATTCTGCATCACAAGCATCTGCAATTAATCCACAATTGCAGCAGCAATTTATGTTTGCTTTGCAACAAAATCCACAAATTCGACAACAGTTCGCGGATCCTCAAACTCTTCAACAGGCACTACAAAATCCTACGGTAATGATGAACACAATTGCCTATTTCGATCAATGGTACAAGAGCCAGCAAAATCCCACACAAACTCAACAACAACAACCCGCAACCGAACCAGAACCAGATTCTCCGGCGACCGATAATGATAATGACAATGATAACGTGGAGAATGAGGATCAAATTGATGATATTGAGCTCTTGAGCTCGAAACAAACATGGACCGATTACATCTGGGGAATGGTCAAAGAGCCATTGATCCTTGCACTAGTGGTCATCGTCTTACTTCAACCGTTCCTACGAGAATACCTAGTTAATTGGATTCCCAAACTTCAAGTTTCGCCACTCTTACAAACGGTTGCTTTGGGAGGAGTCTTTTTATGTATCGCGGTTATCCTCAGGTGTGTCCTGCGATTCGTATTCAAAAGTTAAAATCTGGGACCCTAATATAGACACACATGGTTGACCAAATTTGTTTCCGAAAAGATTATTTTATAACTTTTGTTGTTGTCGCAGTTGCATTGATCCTTTGGGTCTTGTATAAAGTCTATGATAAAGTGTTGGCTATTAGTCAAATTTCCCAACTGTTACAAAATGACGCACCAATACCTGTGTCGCCACCAACGCCCGTGTCATCACCATCACAACCACCAATGACACCGCAACCTGTGTTGCCACCGTATGTTCCCGAAGTTTCGATTCCCAGCCCGATATCTCTTCCACCAGTTTCTCTGATGCCCGGGCGCCCTCCACTGATCACCTATCGATCTCACTACGGTTACGGAGATCCATCCTATGGAGAATATCAATTAGTGGGTTATGTTCATCCAGAACACCATTCGGAACGCCATCCAGACCAAATGTTCCGTTTAATGGGTCGTCAGTTTACTCCCTCACGGTTTGAATATTATGTCATTCATCCATTAACAGACATTAAAATCCCGATCCATCACAAAAATGACTGGGAACTCAACACTGGGGATCGTGTCACAGTTCCTGGATTCAAAGGACATTACATTGTTTTTATTTATGATATGGATCGCGTGATCTTTTGAATGAAAATTGATTCTAATTTATTTAGAAGGATATGATTGAATTCATCCATACACCATGAATCTTGATTCAGATTTGCAGCCCACTAAATTATATGGGAAAACAGTTTCATCGGTTAGCAATCGGGATTTACAACAAGCGATGACTCATCACTTGCTGCAAAATTATAACATTCGCATGAATAGTACCAATAAATATTTTATGGCATTAGATCCGGTCAATGATTTGGAAATTATTAAAAAATATCGTCATTTGGTCTATGTCAATACCAATCAGAAAATCGATCTCATTTTCCTGACGACCATTCAAAATCATCCCATTTGCTGGTACATTGACAAATTTCACGACAATTTCTACTGCTTGAAATGTCAATTCAGTTCCAATTTATACCAAGGAACTGTGTTAGAAGGAGAATATGTCGATGGATTCTTCTTGGTCTCAGATTTCCTTGTTTATATGGGAAAAAATATTGTGGCCTATCCGATGGACCGTCGTGTCAAATTGCTCGAATCTATTATCGGTCCAGATAATTACCACTATGATCCCGTGACTGATCCATTCCAAATTGTTATGAAAGATTTCGTAGAACCATCACAATTGATTTCATTCGTGAAAACCTATTTACCAACATTACCATATCAGCAAAAAATTAGTGGATTGATCTTCCGTCCCAATGAAAAAAGTAATAAGAATCTTATTTTCAATTTTAATTCCAATCAGAGAACCGTATTCCCAAGAATAAACACAGACATTGTACACCCAACACCTATCATACCTTTAACACATATTCCTGTTCTGCACACAACTGATGATGAAAAAACACCAACGCCAACACAACTACCCCAACTAACACCGCTTCTGCCGCTGGTCACCACAGTACCACAAAAAATTAACCATGCACTCCACCCACAGGTCAGGTTTATGTTGTTTGAATCTGGTAACCCAGATGATTACCAACTTAAATTGGTCGGTGATAGCGGTCAATTAGTTGACTACGATTATGCCTTGGTCAACGATATCAAAACCAGCCAATATTTGCAAAATTTGTTGGATGAGGCCTCTCCGATTACCAAGAGGATGGGTATATGTGTTGCGTGTCAATATCATCCTAAATTTGATAAATGGAAACCTCTTCAGGTGAGCCACGATCCACCCGATCACCTAGCGCAATTATTATAGATCAATTAAATTTGTCGTTATATATATAACGAAATGCCCCCAATGTCGCTGTGAAAGTTGTAAATGTTTTGGAAGGGAAAAGGTTTGAATCTCAGCCATAGAATTTATTCTATGGAGATAATATATGACCTCGTCTCAAAATTCATACCCAGCACAATCGGCCTATGTGATCCAACCATGTGGGACACAAAAATCCCCATTACCGACTTTGTGCCAAATGACTATTACGACCAACGGAACACCGACACAACCCGAAGGATATAATCCGGAAACTGAATATATGGCATTGGATAATCCTGTGACGGAGAGAGTCCTCTCATGTCAGAATATTACTCCATCATATTATCCCAATATGATGCAACCTATGATTGGAAAACGCCCCGTCTACACGTCCCGCAATTTTGAAGGCCACATTCCGGAAATGTTGGTTAAAAACAAAGACAATCTGTCTCAACATGAATTCAATTGCTACCAACCCACTTGGACCTGGACCTGTATGTAAGACGTTGGTATCAAAAAATTTATCTCATGACCATATACCACAAACTACATTGCCGAGAAACAACTAGAAAGAATCTCTATGTCATCACTGTGCAATGAAAAATCTGTTTTTGTGATTGTATATCGTTATTATGGTGGTGATGATGATTATATAATATTCCCATTTGTCGGAGAATGTACGCAAGAGTTGGAGAAAGAAGTGATGATATATAATCATCATATTGATAGTCTTGGAATGCATCCAGATACAGGTTTCCAATTAGTTTGCAATGGTTATGATGTCATGAATTCCCTTCGTAATGAGGAAAATCTCAAAAATATCGCATACTTACCTGACATTATTCAGGATTCCCACGATCCTGAGCAAATTCCTCCTTCATTGGGTTATCGTCTTTTGCCAGAAACACAAAGAATAATTGATGTGACACTAGCAATTAAAAAAGGTTCCTATCACAATTTTTTCGATCGATATTGTGTGATTGATAGAAAACATATTCGAGATGAAACAGAAGAAGAATCAATTGACCAACAATTAGTCAGTTCGGATGGTATATTACGTGTTCCGATAGATAATCTTGGAGATTTTGTAAATTGGTTATAGATACATTATCTAAATCTGTCATCATTGATGATCGATGAGTTGTTCGTGTCGATTCCCACGATAAATTATAAAATTATGAATTTTCGACCACAACACTGTGTGATGATGTGGCCGACAATTAATTGCACGTCTCAATTGCTCATTAGTACATAATCCCTGATCAAACAAATATTGCAAATTATTCAGTGACTCAGTACAACCTTCCCTGGCCGCACGAATGTATAAATCGATCGCTTTGGGTACATTAACCGTCTTGCCGATTCCCATGGCATAACAATTTGCCAATTCGTGGATAGCTCGTACACTGTGCTGTTTTTTCGCTTTTTTCAATAAGATCACAGCTCTTCCCACATTACGCGGGACTCCTAATCCTTTGGATGCCATGATAGCTAATTGGTAGGTAGCATCACCGAATTTCCCTTCTGAGGCCGTTGTGAAACATTGGGTAGCCATGACCCAATTTTGAGGGACTCCATATCCGTGTAAAAGCATATAACCATAGAGTGATCGGGTTGCAGCAGTTGTATCAACCTGTGCAATATAATTGGCAACGTAGTGAATTTCATGTGGCTCCCATTGAAATTCCGACACATATTTCCCGACCAAGTATTGATCTACAAATATTTTAATTCGATCGGTATTCATGGATATGATGTGATCATATTGTTTTTAATCAAATGGTATCGATTTCAAATTTCATGAATTCAAAATTTGAAAATTTTGAATTTAAACATTTGGCATGACTCATTAACATAATGAGCTTCCTCAAAACATCAGGTCACAAGAGACGTCATCATCAGTATGAAATGAAACTCAAGAGGCGCCGTCTTAATCCCACACCATATAACGGCGATTCTTCAGAAGAGGAAGATGATGAGGATGAAGAAGAGCTCGATCCCGAAAAGATTCGTGAAATGATTCGCACCAAAATGGGTGACTTGTTTGGCAATAAGGAGGAAGAACGATCGAAGGGTAAAATCAACCATATTTATTTCGATGATGATGTGACGAAACGCAGTTGCCGCCAACTAATTAACAAGATCGAAGACCTCAACATTAAATTAGGGAAAATGCAGTGTGAATATGATCTGGATTCATCTCCCCGAATTTATCTGCATATTAATAGCTATGGTGGCAGTGTCTATGCCGCCTTTACAGTGATCGATGCCATACGCCGAAGCAAAATTCCCATTGTAACTATCATTGAGGGTGGATCGGCCAGTGCTGCCACGCTGATTAGTGTCTTCGGTGCCGAACGTTGGATTACCCAACATGGTTACATGTTGATTCATCAACTCTCCAGTAGCTGTTGGGGCAAAATGAATGAAATTGAGGACGAATATCACAATTTGAAGGAACTCATGGATGATATCTATGCGATTTATGAAGAGAAAACATCATTGACCCATGAACAATTAGTGGATCTGACCAAGCATGATCGTTGGTGGAACTCCAAACAGTGTCTGGAGTGTGGTTTAGTTGACAAAATTATTTGAAATTATAAAATTGATGGTGTTCGAACGTATTAAATATTAATGTTTATATCAAATGGAACACCAAGATTTAATCCCAGTCATTTTTCATAAACGCAAATCCACACAGACACAATCGCGTCCACTAACACACGAAACCGTCGTGGAAAAGAAAAAAGTTTATCCTCATACAGGACTGATCCCAGCTAAACTGATTGAACAACGTGCGGAGGAAGGTCAATTAACACTTCCTACAGTCAATCACCAATTGAGCTTACAAATTCAACAGGCACGCCAATCCAAGAAGTGGACACAACGCCAATTAGCGCAAAAATGCAACTTGCCGGAAACAATTATCAAGGATTACGAAACCGGTCGGATTATTCCCCAGACAGCTCATCTTAGCAAGATGAGTAAAATGCTTGGAACGCAATTGAAAAATAAATGATGAGAACATATAACATCAGTGTTCTCATGACTTCGTTATCCACTCAAACACACGATTATGATGGAAGATTAGGTACTTTGTACCGTCAAATTGTGGCCACCGATCGGGTTCCAACATTGACCTATGCACAATGTCTTACCCAACTGGAACAATGGGCATCTCGATTCACGTGTCCCAGTCGCCACCATTTGTTGCAAACAATTCATTTATTCAGACATGATACGGTTCATAATTATGATCCAGCAAACCGTATTCATGTGGAAGAATTACTTCCACATGTGATCGCCATTGTTCAAACATTTGAATGGAGTGGAATTGAGATTTTTTTGCAAACACTTAGTGAGATTAGTGAGTTGGGTTCCTGTCCCCAGGGAAGAACCACACGTTTATTGGAATTTTATTTGCCGTATCGTACGTGAACTTACATAATGCAAGTTCAAATCAAGATTTTTGATTTGCTCACATAATCATATACTCATGTCATCTCAAGGAATGGCTAGTATCACGGACCAAATTTTAACACAATGTGTTCAACTGGTTGGAACCGAGACCAATCAAAAAAAGATCCGTACATACATTATTGACCCTATGGTGGCCTACTTCAAATATAAACTAGGGACATTCTTTTTTATTATTATCATCCTGTTGGCCTGTCTCCTGGTGGCCAATTGTTTAATCATTGGATATTTTATTACTCTCCGTACTCTCCTCAAAGTAGGGCATTTACAGTCACTCCCACTTTAGGCGACCTCATTCTTTTTCTAGAGTCCCCAGGATCTGTTTAAGACACTGATAGACTGTTTCTGGTGTCTCTTGTGTATTGACTTTGTACATTTTAACTGGTGAATTGAGTTCGTCGCACACAATTTCATAACGGGTATGAATTTCCGTTAAATAATCCAGATTAACTGGATTAGATGGATGTTGAGTCATACATCGATCGTAACACACCTTAGGGTGACAATACAGATAAATCATCACATCTGGTAACCAGCCGTGAGTGTTGTGATAGTTTTCATAAATTTTGTATTCATCTTCGTCAAAATGTCGTTTGGAATGCAGTAACTCACAATGAATCGCCTTCAGTGTGTAGGGAGAATTCTCATAAATGTGAAGTCCGTGATTTTCACGCGGACAAAATTGGTGTAATAACTGGAGATGATAACCCAGAGAATACCGTTTAGTATCATTATAAAATTTATGAGCCAAATCTGATTGTTCGAGGGTTTCATTGTAATGAACTAAATACCCCTCGGATTCCAATCGTTTCAAATAGGTCGTTTTCCCACAAAAAATATTTCCTTCCAACGAGACGACTGGCATGACTAAATATGGGAATTGATCCTGAGTGGATGGTGTCTTGTTTCAATTTTTCTAATTTATTTTCTCTTATTTACAATATAGCTTAAAACTATGGCCAGTTATTTCACGGGATTGATGATACGCGTTTTGATTTTGGGATCGATTGTCTACTTGGCAGCCAGCCATGTTCCCAACATTCCTTTGACACCACAAGTTAGGTTGTTAATTGCCCTGTTGGTCGTTGTTACCTATGGATGTTTGGATTTCCTTCGTGAGGTCTTAATTACATCCAAGGACAAAGTCTGCGATGCCATGTGTTAAGGATATGACGTATGACAAATTGCTTTGGTCATTTACAAAATTTTCTGATTGAATAATCAGAAAATTTTATCTGATTAACTAATATAATATCCAATATGTCTAATGTCAACTGGCAATGTCTGGAGGGAATTAACACCCCAGTCTCACTCACCAGCGACAACAATGTACAATGTATGTCGACTGATGCGACCGGATGTGTTTGGGGAAATGATGCGACCGCATGTCGCGAGACAGTGGCTAATCCTCCACAACAAGTGATTAAACCACTGGTCTGTGGGGACGCGCACAAAAATTTGTACGGAATCACTGGTTATGACACACCCTCTCACTGGTGTTCCATCGCGAAATCCAAATTAGGTGTTACACCCACCACCTCAAAATTGACAACTGTGGTTCCCACAACAACTGTTCCCACCGCCGGTCAGTGGCAATGTGTGGGAGAAATTAATGTTCCTGTTTCCTACTCCAAGGGTGGAGAGGTTCAATGTATGTCTACTGATGGACAGAATTGTCTGTGGCAATCAGATTTAACTGGATGCAATAACTTGATCAAAACACCTCCATCCAATATTGTTCCATTAGAGTGCGGGGAACAACACAAATCATTGTATTCGATCACTGGGTATGAAAACCCAGCCCATTGGTGTAATCAGGCGAAAATCCTATTGCCTACGGTGACAACCACTGCACCCACTAATGTGACACCTCGACAATACAATTTCCATCAAGGGATGGATTCATACGGTAATGATCTTTCATATGCGAGCGAGTTGGCTGACAATGTTTCAGGTCTCAAATCCAGATGCGATGCCACCCCAAGCTGCGTGGCATTTAACACGAATGGATTCCTGAAACACACAGTGCCCGACCCCTCCGCATGGAACACATGGACCACTGATGCAACTAAGGGAATGTATGTGACAGCGGCTGTGGATCCAACGAAGAATATCGCCCCGATTCCTACACAAGCTACAACTACAACTACAGCTACAGCTACTACGATCAACACAATTTCATTTGATCCTACCACGATGAGTCCAGCCAATGTCTATTTCCAAAATGGTGCATGGAAACTCCCAGTGGCCGGTAATGGAGCGGTTGTTTTCAAAGTCAAACCTGCGGGTGACTTTTACATCCAATTCTCACCAGTCACCACATCACCTTCCTCAATTGCATCAGTTAACAGCTATGGAATTGTGGTCGGTAGTGCGACGGCGTCTAATCGCACTTTCTTGATTTACAATAGTGTGGATACCCGCGAAACTGCTGGCAAATATGTTGACACCAAGATTCAATGGAATGCTGATAACTATTGTTGGGCTACTGTCCAAAATAATCAAACAGTTTCGTTTGGTTTGGGCAAGGTTGTTGGACAAAATACACAAATTACTTGGACCGTTGAAAATGATAAAATGGCAAACCCAGTGGTTCAATATGTGGGATTTGGTGGATACAACGGCATGATTGAGTTCAGCGAGATTACACCCCAATCCCTCCCAGCGACAACTGCATCACCATCAACGATCCCTGTAACACCAACATCAGTCCCACCTGCGACCCCTATGGGGAAAAATTGGTCCGGATACGAATATTCCGCTGATGGACGTTGTGGACCTCAATTCAACAACAAATCTTGTCCTAACAAACAATGTTGTTCACAATTAGGATGGTGTGGAGGTCAAAAAGGAGAGAAGGATGATTGGTGCTACACTTACAAGGGGTATGACGGCAAATATGATGATCAAGAGCCGATCTCTATTGTCACGCAACCCACCCAACCTGTTTCAGTCATTCCACAGACTCCAGCCGTAACTCCAGCCGTAACTCCAGCCGTAACTCCAACTGTAACTCCAACCGTAACACCAACTACAATCCCATCTGCAGTCGAAACTCCTTCTGTAACCGCAACACCAACACCTTCGGGATCCACAACATTATCCACACTTCTCAATACAGCTTTACCCATTTCGTTCTTCAAACCCACAACAGCTACTTCAACTGGTACCGCTCAAACATGTACGTGCGCATGTCCAACAACACCTAAGCCTACACCTGTAACTAAAGGAGCTAATCCCCCCACAACTAACGCAACTGCCCCTAAGACAAAACCATTACCGAGATGTCCCCAATGTCCATCAGTGTGCCCCACTAACGTTGACTCGACGGTCCAAATTGCAGTCACGCCTGGACAACCACCCAGCTGTCAACCTAAGTTTTCTATTGTGGGTCAACCTAATTGTGATGGAACCACTGAGGAAAATAAAATCACATCCCCACGTCGTTACGTTAACCATTTGTCGAGATTGGTTATTTTGTTTATTATTGTTTACATTTTTGCCACCATCATCCCACGTGAACCACTGACATGGAAAATCCGTTCGGGTATTGCTCTGGTCGTCGTGGTCATTTATTCGCTGATTGATGCAATTCGTAGTGTTCTCACCGAAACTAAACGGTATGTTTGTGCCACGACCTGCCACCACAAACCCATCGTCTTTTAGAAATCATCGAGAGAGTGTGACATTTACATGTCTGACTGTCTGATTACAATCGGACATGTAGAATTTCTAGTATTTAATATATAATGAAGTTATTGTACATTAGTTTGATCACTGGTCTCGGTGTGTTAATTTTATTGTTGATCTCTCGCCCCCAGATCGAGCCATTCAATGATTTGCAATCCAGAATCGCCTTGTATGAACATCCAGGACAATGTCCATTTGATTACGTCAAATTGTACGAAGATACCGCCCACAACAACAAGTTTGTTGTGGAATCCAAAGTTAAACAACAACCTCCTAATCTGGACCAGATTTTTAAGTCAATTGATGATTATCAAACTGCTTGGAATCAAGTCAAAACCGTTTTCCCCAATCTGACTCAATGTCCAGATCCATATCAAAAATACCTAGACCAAATGCGACAATATTATGCTCAACAGAAATATCAGTTAGCTACACGGCAAACAACCACACCCTTGTACCAACAAGGTGGAAGTGGAAGTGGAAACGGAAATGAAGTCCAACAGTTACCAACCATCCAAGACAATCGCAACTTAACGGTTCGTGAATTAACACGGACAGTTACCAATCCATCACAATTGACCAGTGACCTATATATGAAACCCAATACGCCTAATACACGAGGTAATGAACAAATCGATACTTCGGTTCAACCAGCTGATCACTGGGTTCCGATTACCAATTCAGCGCATAATCTCCGCCTGTTGCAAAATCAAATGGAAGATGAAAGTTTTGAGCGTCAACGTGCAGCACAAAAACAAATTTATCAGATGCAAGCCGAAATTACTCATTTACAAATGGAAATTGAACGGTTACGAAGCCAACTGGTTGATCAAAAGAGTTATTTTGAGGATTTGGACCAAACGGTTGAAACCAAACATAAACAGATTGTGACTGCCAATCGCGTTAATCAACAACTGACCAAAAACATTCAAGAACTTGAGAAAAAAGCGACGGACCTGGAGAACTTGTATTTACAAGCTGATTCACAGCGGAACTCATTGGCTGTCAGATTGAAAACTCTTCGCACCAGTGTGGAAGAAGAGATTAAAAATCAAGGTTACACCTATGTGCCACCAACCCATTGGACCATGAATCAATGGAGACCTCCACAATGCCTTCCAGAAAGTAAACAATCACCTTGTCCGATCACAATTGGACAACATTCCAGTGATTATGCTAAAGTTTTTGATGAAACTGCAGTCAAGAATACATCGTTATACATTCCTCAAGAAACTTCATTGGATCCAATCGATTACATCAGTGCTTCGACTTCAAAATGAAATCCAATTTTCATCTTATTTGATGACAAATTTTTAAATATAGCCCATTGGGAAAATAAAATATTCAATACTTATATAACAACACACAATGAAAGGCGGATGCATCTTTGAAGAGAAGAAACAAAAGGGAGGATGTGGATGCCAAACTGGAGGGGCGTTCACACCAGTTGCTCAAGCCAAGGCAGCTGTTTGGCGCAGTGAGGTAAAAGCGGTTAAAGATGAAACTGGTGTCTCCTACAAAGAGGCATTGACCATTGCCTCAGCTCGTCGTAAAGCCGCGCCAGGCTACCAGTCAGTCAAGGAGAAATACGTGGCCAAACTGGATGCCCGTCGCAAGGACCCAACCAAGGCATACAAACCCAGCGGCAAAAAGAACAAACGCCCTGTGACTTTCGAGGCAGCCGAAAACATCCTCTTACGGTACTACCGTGACCGTGCTGCCCAATACAAGAGAGGACCTCTGGCTGCTCTCCGCAAGAACATTGCATCTTGCCCCAAAAAACACCCAGAGAAAGTTTTGACTGCTTGCAAGAGCGGACCTAAGGGAGTTCCAATTGTCACCCCTGAATGTGCCAAATCCTGGAAATTCCGTCCAGGCAAATCAGCCAAATTTGCCACCGGACCTGTGGCGTACAAGATCCGTGGACTCAATGACCTCTGTGGGGAAGAGAACAAACCAGCCCGCAAGGGGTCCAAATTGTACAACATGAAGTTTATGCTCAAGGCAAAACGTCTGGGTACACCAAGAAAACCCTAGAGCGTTCTCTAGACTGAACGTGGGATGTGTAGATATTAAATGTAAACCATTTTTCAATTTCAATTCAAAATAATGAAATTAATTTCTCATTATTTTGAGAATAGCTACAGTGGTAGCGATGCTTGAAGAACCACATTTTTGAGAGATTAATTAATCGTTCATATTCAAATTCAGTTTGCGGACAATGACTGATGATTTTCCAGAGTCTTTCATGTGCTTCATCGAGATGTTCGTTAGGTAGCACCTCAAGAATGTATGATCGACTTTGCGAATGAATGATAACGTACGTCATTTACTTGGTCGATCAAGATCAGATGAACTCCTTCTTCAAATTTCAACAACGTTCAATTTAGGAAAATAATCACCTAACAATAATTATATTAATCGATAATGTTGTCTAGATATTTATCTAGCTTTCTAGATCTTCGTTCCAATTGGATTATGATTGGAATCGTTATCGTCATTCTTTTGTTAATTGCATGGATGACATATTTACACTTTGATACGATTAATGATTTACAATCTCAAATCCAAGAAGATCATTCAACAATTGATCAAATGCGATCACATGTGATTAAATTAGAGAATAACCAGAAAATAATGGATCAGCATGTCAATACGCTTCAAACTCAGGTCAATTACGGAGTGATTGTTGATACACCATCGAATGGTCAATTAAAAATCAAACACTCTCCCGATCTTGAATCGACGGATTCAACCTTGATCCCCCCCTCTATTCCGTCAGTTCCAGACCCACAAGATATTAATATTAACGCGAGAATCAATGCATCGATTGATCAAGACATCCAGAATATTTTGGGAACCAATCGTCAATCACAACCACAAATGGTCCACCAACCACAAATGGTCCACCAACCACAAATGGTCCAACAACCACCAGTTTATATTCATCGAATTCCACCAACAATCTCTCTGTCTACACCACATAGTAACAGAGAACCAGTATTAATTGTTGATATTGATGATAAGAAGACGCCATCCAAAAAATTTGTCAACATAGATAATTTGTGTGATGGTGAAGAGGAAACGGCTGATGAGACTGAGACCGATGAGGATAGTTGCAATGAAGTTGACAAGGGGGAACTGGTGGATGAGGTGGATGAGGTAGATGAGGTGGATGAGGTAGATGAGGTAGATGAGGTGGATGAGGTGGATGAGGTAGATGAGGTAGATGAGGTGGATGAGGTGGATGAGGTAGATGAGGTAGATGAGGTAGATGAGGTAGATGAGGTAGATGAGGTAGATGAGGTAGATGAGGTAGATGACCCATCAACTCCAACCGAAGTCTCTTCAGCTCCAACCGAAGTCTCTTCAGCTCCAATCGAAGTCTCTTCAGCTCCAATCGAAGTCTCTTCAGCTCCAATGGATGACGAACAACCAAAAACCAAAAAGATCGTGATTGCCCTCAAAAATAAAATTGTCTGAACAAGATATATAAACCATGAATAACGCATATGGAAATCAAGATTGTCCCCCATTAATGTCTGACGGACGACATGTGACTGACTATCGTCCCAGTTGTTACGTCCATGATTTGATTCTCCGTCAAAACGGTATTACCAACAGTTATGACCTTAAAATGTTACTCACACATCAAGCAATGCAATTACAAGAGAATAATCGCCAATACTATGATCAGAAAAATGCTTGCGTCAGTTGCGGGGACTATTATCAAGCGGATCCTAACGGTCATTTGAAGTACTGGGATGGTTACAATCAACGAATCCAATACCAACCACGTGGCTCTAAATGAAGCAATATCTTGCCAACACAAATCAGTACAACTAGTTTTATTTGAAATGGATTTCTCAAATAAAACTTAGTGTGAACTTTATTTTATTTAGATCATATATACTCAATGTCAACCTCACTAGAACGCCTGGATTATTTGACACCCGATATTCAATATTCAATCCGCCATCAAGGTTCCAGACCCTACATGGAATTCAAAGGAGAGGATATCATGGGAACCATTACATACGATCAACTGCACGATACTTTCACTATTGCTGGATGGGTTGATACACGTGTCAAAACAATCGATTATTGGGCCGCTAATCCCATTTGGAAAAATGTCTCTTACTCTGGTTCAGGTCTTCCATACCCGACCCCGGAGATTGCTTATGACCAAACACCTAACCATGGTCGCCTCACTGTTATCAAAGGACAGTTTAAATTCATCATCCAACACCCATCCGAATACTACGTAAAAGGCGGGAAACAACTCCTGAGACCTCGTGTTCATTTACGTTTACTGGATAGCGACAAGATTATCACGCTGACCGTGGCTGATTTGTTACCGTCTCGCTCACTCAAGAATCTCCCGGGACGTCCTGATCGAACCATCGGACGTTAAACCAAAAATCTCTTCCATAGGTATAGATAAGTAATCAATGAACGCATCAATCATCTTATGGCTTACCCTAGGGATCACCGTTTTGGTGGTCATTTATCAAAGCCGATCCGAACCGTTTAATTTTGCAGTCTATTTCAAACGATGGATTAATCTTTGGATCCTTTTGTTCCGCTATGGAAAAGAGGTTGGAACAGATGCGGTTCTCCGGTTCCGTGAAATGAATTGGAATTTGGACCTCGTAGACAAATAAACAATATATTCTGTTAATGTTAAACTTATCATATTTTTCGAATTAATACATGGCGGATGATATCGATAATAATCAGCTATTTCCCTAAAACTTCGTAATCGTTATGTTCATTCTAATAAATGGTAATGGGATCTCCATAAATTAGGTTTTTCCGACTTAAACCAAATAATTATCCAATAATCCCAGGGTTTTTATGAGGTAAACATTTCTGGGATTTTCATTGATGAATGTTTTCCGGTTGAGATAAACAGTGTCTTGTTGAACAATTTGCGTTGGTTGTGTCGTGACTACGGTTTGCTGATTTTTTTTAACATGAATTAACGGGTACTCGGTTTTCAGAATCTGTGTAATGACACGATACCCATCGAGTAACTGTTCCCAAGAGCGTCCTCCGGTAATAATGATATTTCCTTCTTGAAAAATCAAAAAGGAAACCTCTTTGCAGCGACACTTGGAATTCTTTTTCTTTCCCATTGATGTACAACATGGTTGACATAAAATGCGACTCACATATTTAACATTGATTCCTTGATAATTACTGGGCTCAAATTTAGCAGAAGAAATCAGACCTGACGACTTGTAGCGATCATTCAAAATTTGGGTAAACAATTCTCGATTATTGTGAAACCGACAGTTGAACATCGTGTTATAATTTTCAATGGTCACGTCGAATGGTCGATTAAACTCGTTAAGATCGAAAGTCAATGGAAGGACCTGTGGTTGGAGAAGATACAATTGATTAATGATTTGACGGAGATTGGGATCTAATTGATTGAGTTTGTCAAGAAGCACCGTATTGGGAAAATATAAATGACAGATATTAAAAATTTGGATCATTCGCAGAAATTTATCAATCTCTTCTGGTTGTGACGCGAAACATAATCCTTTTTTGACCGGATCGCGAGCGTTTAAATCAGTTTCCAAATAATTCTCAACGAACTTTTTATTGAGAACCAAGTCAAGACGTAGATCGACATTGATGTCATATAAGGAGAACATTTTGAGAAAGATCAAATAATTCTTACTAATATATTTTAAATAGGCTGGGATACTCTCAAAAAGATCGCTCCAGTTGGAATGGGCATGAATTTGATATTGGTCAGTTAGCGTTGCAATCTTTGCTCTCAAAATGTTAACGGCCTCTCGACCATCATCTTCCGAAAATCCTCCGGTAATGACAATTTTCCCGTTACCGAAGATTTTGAGGTTTAATTTCTTCTGACACATGGGAGCTTGAATAATCACAGTGCACTGATTGGAAAAATCTTTTCGAGTCGTTTTGCGACCATTTTTTGCCGTTTTTTTATGGTTGGCTTTGGTGCGACTCTTAATCTGACCTTCCTCCACAACACCCAATAATTTCTTTCCGATAATTTGTGAATCCAGTGGCAATTTGTGCGCAATCATTTCCAAATTGAGATTGCAATTGAGATATGTTTTGCATGTCACAATGATTAGCTTTAAAGGATCTGGTTGTGGTGCACAGACTCCATCCGGTTCTTCCTCATTCAACAATGAAGAGCCCGACGCTACAGAGATAATTTCGATTTCATCAATGTCTGAATCACTCATTTGATTTGAATAAAATGGAAACTATCGGGATAAATGTTAGTTGTTTCAAATTTCGAGGATGTATTTAAATCTTCCTTGTGTAGATTTGTCAACTGAACATGGCTAACAATTTATGTTTGAGAATCGTCAGTAAAGATCAAGTGAGTTTTACCACGCGGATTATCCAAGCGGCCGATCTCACGGATGGAAAAACTAAACGTGGCCGTCCCTCAAAAAAAGTTATCCATCCTTCATTGGATCCACCATCACCTCATCTCGAACCACACATAAGCGATCCAATAATGGCCACAAACACCACTGCCACAACTACCGCTCCAGTTAATCATACGGTCGTGATTATTCCCAAGAAGCGTGGGCGAAAAAAGAAAATCGAATCTTCGATTGAAGTTTCTACTCCGACGACCATCACTAAAAGTTACATTGTTCATTTAAAAATCAAATCACGTGATTTGGAAAAAATGCAAACTCAATTCATTGATAAAAGTCAAAAAATTGGCTACGAGTCCACCAATTTGGAAATCACAAATCGCGGCGAGTATTACAATCTATTAAACAAACTCGAAATCCCTTATGCTCCGTTAGAACATAAGACAACAACTGATGGACAAGAAGGGTACTCCTCTTCCGCAATTCCCAATCTTTATCCAGTGATTACCATTCCAATTTCTCCTGCCGGTGTACCGATTAATTTATTTGACGAAAATCAAGTTTCTCCTTCGTTACATGGAGAAGAATCCCGCGCGGGAAGCACTGGTGGGCGTGTCCGTAATACCTCAGCGATCATGCTTCCCCTGCTTGATAGCCATGGCAACTGGCCCGAGAAATCTCCATATGCCTGTTGGAACTGTGATAGTTATTTTAATGGAACCCCATGGGGTATCCCAGATACTCAAAAGGAACCCGCCGACGGAAACTATTATTGTTATGGAAATTTTTGTTCTCCTGGGTGTGTGGCTCGTTATTTATGCGACCATGAAGACCCTTCGAATTTCTGGGAGAAATATAGTGCCTTATGTCATATCTATCAAAAAGTTTACAGTTTATCACCGGAAACTAAAGTTCCCATTTTACCTCCCAAAGAATGTTTGACCAAATATGGTGGAAATCTAAGCTATGAAGGCTACCATAGTTTTGCCATCTCTGACCAGAAAATGGAAATTTACAAACTGCCATTGGTTCCTGTTTTACTCCATATTGGTGAAATGTATCGATCCTCTGACATCAACACAATTTTGCAAAATAATGCACAAAAAACACCAACATATCCACCATCAGTGACTAAAAGCAAAAGATTTGTTCCACTTGATCCTATTAAATGCAAACAAGCGGTGGATAGTGTCAATCAGAAAAACTCACTTATGTTGAAATCCGGTCATAATTTGGATCAATGTTTAGGCTTGGGTACATCGATCAAAAAATGACACTACAGAGTCCTGTAGTCACAGTAAGATCTCAACATTTCTTGTTGAGATCTTACATAGAATGTTAACCTTTGAAACAAATTATGATGGGTAAAATTATTGCTAGTCTGGATATCGGAATTCGTAATCTGGCTTATTGTGTAATGGAGTACAATCCTCAGGGGATTGCGGGAAATCAATTTGTCATTCATGACTGGAATGTGTTGGATCTCTTGAGTGCTTCAGAGCCATATCAAAAAAGGAAATGCGAAACCGTTTACAAATCAGGAAAACATTGTGGACAGGTTTGCGGACAAGATGTCCATGATTGGGATCCGACAACTCAGATAACATTATGTCACTTTCATGCCAAGACAGTCACAGATCACCAATTAACCCGTGTTTATATGGTGAAGAACATTTCTTTGTATGAATTAGCACGCCTGGCAATTCAACGGTTGGATCAAATTGATTTTGGTCAGTGTCAAGAAATTATCATCGAATCACAACCCTCAAAAAATCCAAAAATGAAAAATTTCTCCATGATTTTGTTGAATTATCTCATTATTCGATACATTGTCGAGAAAAAAGAAGGCGCTCAGATCTTACAAGAGGTTAAATTCATTAATTCTCGTAACAAGTTAACCGTATACGATGGGCCCTACGTGGAATGTCATCTAAAAGAACAACATGCCAGAAATAAATATTATGGTAATGTCTATTGTCGATATTTAATTCGCAACAATCCAGAACGCGTTGCTTTTCTCACACATTTTAAAAAAACAGATGATTTGAGTGATTCCTTTTTACAAGGGGCTTGGTATCTTCTCAATAGTTATCGCGGTTCTTCATCCGCAATTGGATATCAACCTTTTCCACACCACGATAATGCATTTATTTCAGATTCTGAAACTGTGTCTGAGCCCGGGACAGTGCTTGATCCTGAATCTTCATTGATTCCATCAACATCGTTAGTATCCACAGAGGAACCGACATCTGGAGGACCACCACCGACACACAAGATCAAGATCAAATTGAAACAGGTTCCGATTGGGCGTGATTTTCTTCAAATGACCAAACATAGTTCAACAACACGACAAACAATGGTTGATTATTACAAGAATCAATACCGCCAATTGAAAAAAGGTTATCGTCCATTACCAAATGCATCACATTACTCGTTATCCAATCTCAAATATATACTCGAACATCATCAATATGATCCACAAAACCATATTCTTCTCAATTCATTACATCGGTTTTTCGGTGAAACCAATGTTGAAAAGTTAAATCTCGTTTAAATATTCATTATATTATTTCTAGTATAACTATAGTTTAGTGTATGGCCACTCAAGAGATGCTAAAAATGAAAACTGCCTCGATCATTAATAATCTGGCCAATGATACCAGCGGCAGTGGACAGCCAAATATTACACAATTCATGAAACCCAAACCAAAAATTACAATTGGTAAATCATACAATTTTAATATGCTCAATCCTTCTCCGACATCACCATCTCCTGAAGGCAGTTCAAAGTTGATTGATGAAAGCATTAAAGCATTACAAGAAAAACCCGCCGAATCAAAACCAGTATCCGATACACCACATATTGATTTGGTCTCTCCCTCAGACAATTCACGGGATCCAATCCGAACAGCACCAATCAATGTGACTATCCCTCCCAATGTGGATTTTGGTGTTGAAAAATTGGTTAACAAGGAGGCTCTTAAACTCATGTCTGATGAGGGGACTGATTTTTTCCAAAAATCTTCAAATCCGAAGAAGAAAATTTCAGTAAAACTCAATGAATCCAAAGTTGCAGCGACAACTGATGGTCCAGTTGTCGGTAATAGTCAGGGGAATGCAACATTTGGCAATAATCCTGAAATGGGTGAAGATGACGGAGGTGAAGATGATGGAGGTGAAGATGATGGAGGTGAAGATGATGGAGGTGAAGATGATGGAGGTGAAGATGATGGAGGTGAAGATGATGGAGGTGAAGATGACGGAGGTGAGGATGATGGAGGTGAAGATGACGGAGGTGACGACATGGGAGAGAATGGTAGTGAAGAAATGGGCATGGGTATTGGCTCTGGTGGGTCGGAACATAACCAAGGGGATAGTTTATTCAATCTTGGAGGACTTGACACAGATGCAGATGCAGGACATTCCCTAACTGTCAATTTGGGTGAAGATGGTTGTCCAGTACATAAACTGTCACGACATGAACGCAATATTCTCAAACGCAAAGAGTTGACTCTCCTGGAACGTCTGGACCGTAAGGGGTTTAAACCATGTAAAACGTTTAATATGGTTGATCGCTTAGATGAAATTGTTGCCGAACGGAAACGTTTGGATGATTTTCGAGGATGTGAAGAGGCTATTAAATGGCAACGCAAATTGTTGATGGGGGCCACCACCGGGATTGAGTATTTGAATAAGGCATATGATCCATTTGAGGTCAAACTGGATGGATGGTCTGAGTCCATTTACGAAAATATTGGCGATTATGATGAGGTGTTTGAAGAACTATATCATAAATATAAGGAGAAAGTCTCCATTGCACCTGAATTGAAACTTGCAGGAATGGTAATTGGATCAGCCATGATGTTCCATTTCTCAAAAACACTCTTTAGTAAAGCTTCCGATCAAGTCCCTGGTTTTGAAGACGTCATGCGCGAGAATCCAGAATTAAAAGCGGCCTACGAACAAGCCGCACACAAAAAGATGAGCATGAATGCTCCGTCCAATTCATTTATGAGCAATATGATCGGCAACTTCTTCGGAAATCCTGCCTTGGGTAATATGGTTGGGGGGATGATGTCAGCACCGACATCATCCCCGGCAGCAACACACGCACCAGCACCGCCATCTAGTCCTATACCCCAGCAGACAAATCTCAACGGGAATAGAGTGATCCCAAAGATCCCTTCGGCTACGGTTACTGTCAAAACGCCTTCGGTTGAAATTGACGGTCCAACTGGAGTTGATGATTTACTCAAAACATTGACCACAGGAACCAATGCGGAACTGACCGAAATGCACCTGTCAGAAACCGACGGTAGCGCTCTCTCCGATCTCAGCAGCAATGTGAAAAGCGTAACTTTTCACAATAAACGTACTACCAAAGGAGAAGGTGCGCGGAAAAAAGTCAATCTCAAACTGAAATAAATGAAATATTTGCTAATGAACTTATTAACTTTTAAAATGATTTTCATTAAATATCATCGAGATCTCTCTTTGATGGGGGATTATATTGGAGCAACCTGTGTGTAACCACTAATAAAATCAGATAATTCATCTCCATATTGTTCCCAGTCGTCCCCGCGAATGAAAAATGATTCAAATGATGCATTGCGGCTGTTTCTACGAACATAATAAGTACACCCCATACCACTAGGTACAATAGTATAAATTCGACCAGTCTGAGTCCCCATAAAACCTGTTGACCCCATAATATTTAATGCATTTTGTTCATCATCACTCATCTCATCTCTTTCAAGCAAACTGGCACAATCATAACAGAGACAAACGTGACCACAATTGGGAAGAAAAAGTTCACTCATTTTATCACGACAAACAACACATTCATTATCAACACCATAGACTTTATGCTGCTGTTCAGGAATGGTGTTGATAGTGCGACAGAGGGGACACTCGATTACCATGCGATGAACATCGATATCTTGCATGTCCTGCATTCCTTGCAAGAAACGCAAGGAATGCAATGCAAAAAATCAATTTTTGTGGTTAATTACAACTGTAATATTTTCCGTCAAGACATGACCAGTATTCAACTAAATTTTACAGATCTTCTTTCAATGGAACCCATCGGCACACATTATTCCCAGCAATTACGTAAGATTTGGACACATATTTACGTTGATCATTTCCAAGCATCACTTGTCCACAACACTCATTGGCCGGAAACGGAGGACTGGGACGCATCTGGTATTTCTTTTGGGATTGTTCCACGCATCCCCGGGCAGGTTTCTCCCTCTTTTGATTTCTTTGAGGCGGTTGAGGAACTTGTCTTGTTTGTGTAGCTTGTTTCTCTCTCTCTTGATTTCTTTGAGGTGGTTGAGGAACTTGTCTTGTTTGTGTAGCTTGTTTCTTTTGAATAACGTTTTTGCACGATTCGTGTTGCTTGCAGAAACCGGTAACCCTGGCATTCCTGGAACATTGTGGACCCAGACCATTTTTAGTTAAACAGCGACATTGTGACATTTGTTATATATTTATCTCTCGGAATTTATTCTCTCTGAGAGATGTATAAATCATAATATATCGGAAATGACAACTCGACAAATTCCTGGTTTTACCATTCATATTGGATCCACTAAACCGCGTCAGTACCCACCCCCGGGGGTGATGGCGATGACGTCATCGCCATCTGTGCCTCGACTGGAACCCCATCTTCGTTTTCCTTCGAAACGACCCACACGCAAATTTAATTTTGTGGATTACACTCCGATTAAACAGCTCGGTTCAGGTAGTCAAGGAGCAATCTATCGCATGCATGATAATGTAACCGGTAAAGAAGTGGTGATCAAAAGAATCATGAAAAAACGAGATCCCTCCAATCCAGAGAAAATTGCTAATCAATGGTCCATTATCAATGAAGTTGAGGCTTTGAGTGCCGTAGAAACAATCTGTGCTGATCAGAATCAACCACAACACGCCCTCTGTTGGTCACATTTCGGAGATGCTCCCAAAGTCTTTACCATTGTCATGGAATATCTCGACGGATATCAGAACATAAGTGAATTAATTGCACAACGTGAACAATGGTCGGATGATCTGGTCTTCCAAATGATCGATCAAATGATTCAAGGATTGATCCAGATTCATCAGGTAGATGTGGCTCACCGCGATATTAAATATGATAATATTATGATCCGTTTACATCCCCTGAATGTCAAATATATTGATTTCGGGTATGCATGTTATCGGACAGGATGTCAAGACCACCGAACATGTGGAACTTTAACCTATTCGGCTCCAGAAATCACAGATACGAGCCATCCTCCCAATTCGATGCAAGAGTGGCTCGCGGCAGATATTTGGTCTTTAGGGATTGTATTTTTGAATTTGATTGCTGGTTTAACTGATGACCGGACTTTTTTGGATTTAATGGCTCATCTGGACAATCCTCAAAAATATGTTTACCGTTTAGCCACAATCGACCAATATAATAATTTCGTCACTCATCTGAAACAAACCGGTTGGACTTCGACCCATCTTAACGGTTATGATCAATACTGTCGTGAACACCACGTGGGATCACGATTACTGGCTTACGCACATCAAGTTGTCATTCCGCGCATGGTAAATATCGATCCCAGTCACCGTCAATTAAAAACATAACAACACCAACAACACATAAATCAACAAAGTGACATTCGGGCACTTGTTGATCAAATCTTATTCGGATTTTTATTATCCAATAATAATATAAGTTATGCCGGCCGGGCTTAAGGAAGCTTTCCGATCCCCGTTTCATAGTTCGAATCCGACCAGTCAACTCTTTGATATTAACTCGGTAACACGGAGTTCTTCGACTGCATCGATTCGCAACGAATATAACAATAATTATTATTTGGGCTCATCTGATACCAAATCGAAATTACCAGATTATGTTCCATATCCACCACTGCATCCCTATGGTCCTGACGCCTCTGGTCGGTCGGAGGACGATAAATCCCTAATTCATGATCCACATTATGGAGCCGGATGGCCCACTTCTACATCGGTAGAAGTATCTGCCTCAACCTCTGGAAAGCAAGACACGAGCAATTCTGAATCTGATTTAATTAATCGTGTCTTGACCAATCGAAAATGTCGTAAAATGTTGCGACAAATTTTATTAGATGAAGAGGGCAGTGAGAGTCCTGAAAATGATGACAATGATGACGACATTAGAGACCGTAAGGACCGTAAGGACCGTAAGGACCGTAAGGACCGTAAGGACCGTAAGAGTCACCATTTTGACCCGCATCGAAACAAACCAAATGTCATCAAAGGATTTACAACGGATCTTCTTGAGCCAGAAACCCTTCGAAATATTGTCACCTATTCGGTGGGTGGTTTGTTCCTTCTCTGTGCCATGGAATTATTATTTAAACTGGGTCGACACCTGGGTTAGAGACCATGTGTGTTAATCGGAACATAATCTTTGACACCTGGGTGGTACTCCAACATGGCCACGTGACTGATTGGTTGCGCAGTCTTTTTCTTCTTAGTCTTCTTCTGATTGGACACAGGATCCGATGATTTGGGTTGAACACTCAAAATGGCAAATGATTGAGATAAATTGCCCACATCAAGTGGATCCACTTGAGTTTTTTGGGCCCGGTATTGCTCCATATTAATATCTTTTTTCATCCACGAAATGTAAATCGCTTTACGATCTCGAACCCATTCAGCTCGTAAACCGTTTTGTCTTAGTGATGTTAGTAAATAATTGACCAAACTCAGATAATTGTATGGCGGCTTCCCTAAAATGAATGCTGGAGGTTCGAACAAACATTCCTGTTTTTTGAATTCCGAATTATATTTTTTAATCTTGGTATGACAACTCTTAAGGATTTCTTCGAAAATTTTATGTCGATTGACCTCGGTGGTGTCAGATCGCTGATGCAATTCATCTAAATTTAACAATAGTTGACTCATGTTATAACCCTATATCACCACGCAACTTTAAATATACATATATTTAGATAGATCAGCACCAAGTTGATATACTATGGATCAATCCACTCAAACAGATCTATTTTCGGAACAACAAATACCATTATCAGTAGCAACATCGGCACCGAAACAGGTACCACTCTCAAAAATTGACAAATTGGTCTTCTCCGGAGGAAGTTTAAAAGGGTGTGCCCACATTGGGGTAATTAAGTACCTGGAGGAACACCATGTGATCAATCAGATTCGATCTCTGGCAGGATGTTCAATTGGATCTCTGGTCGCCTTACTCTTAAATCTTTCATACACCTCAGCCGAAATGGAAGATTGTTTAGATGATTTTGATTACATAAAATACCAATCCATTGATATCTGTCATCTGGTCACGCATTTCGGTCTCGATACATTTGAGAAAATCCATCAATACATTGCCCACCTCATGACTCGGAAAAATGTCTCACCAGAAATCACCTTCGAACAATTATATCAACAGACACATATTCATTTGATCATGAATGCGGTCTGTCTCAACACACATACCAACACTTTTTTTGACTATCAAAGCTCTCCTCAGATGCCAGTCATCGTGGCCGTACGTGCCTCCATGACATTACCATTTGTCTTTGGAAGTATGACATATCAACATTTAACCTATGTTGATGGCGGTGTCTTGGATAATTTTCCGATCGATTTTCCATTGTTTAATGAAGCTCCGGATACTGTCTTGGGAGTCAATCTTCATAATCTTGCTAATTTCTCAATTCGAGAAATTAGTACCATTGATCAATATTGCACCCATTTATTCTCGTGTCTCTACGATACTTATTTGGATCTCGCCACACAAACACATCAGCATCCATCAACACATGTGATTAATATTTCCACAGCTGCGTACGGTGCTCTAGATCTCTCCCTCTCAACACAAGATAAATTGGCATTAATTAAGCTGGGTTACCAAAAAACCCAAGACTATTTCCAACCATTTGCTCTCATCACAGGCTCAATCCCTTCAACTGAGTTATATAGCGAAGAGACGCCGCAATATTCTGTTCATTGCGGCAAATCAGAGCAGTAATGTAAACCAATTTTTGGATTTCAGTTGTGATTCCGGTAATAAACTCGCTTTGTGTAAATGTGCCCGCCGCTTGCTCTTCCTCTGTTGTATTAGCTGTTTGAATCTCAGCAGCATGTAATGCATTGATGGAATAAGTACCAATAGCAATTTCCCATGTGGTCAGATTGATTGAAATGTTATCCACTGTGACCAAGGTTTCTGAAACGTTGTCTTGTGGATAACCAATAGTAACTGTGATCGCGTTCGATGTAGAATTGACGGCCACTGGTTTAATGTACGCGATACCAGTGGCATCACGGAGATTAATCAGCATGGAGACCGCTTGCAAAAAGGCAAAAACTTGACTGTCATAGTAGGCTGTCTGCTCGACAGAGATTTGGTCCAGATATGCTGGCAAAATTTCCAACATGGTGGCAAAATTGCCACGCAATGAGGCAATTTTCTCCTTAACCTTAATCAAAATGTCTTGAGCCTTGTATAAAAGAGCACAGACTCGATCAAATTCGAGACGATTGGCAACCATGGTCGCACTATTAACGATTTGAATGGTTGTCATGTTGTATACAACATGACAACAGAATGTTTACCCATAATTTTGATACATTTCCACATCTCCACATCTGTTTCGAAACGGTTCTTTCATGCATCAACAAATGCACTCAGAGCGTCTAAAGTACGATCACCTACAAAAGTTTCGACTTTTCCTTTTTTGATTTTGAGAATGGTTGGGTATCCATCCACCTCCATTTTCTTGGCCAAGTCCTTCTGTTCATCACCGTTCACTTGATCAAATAGGAGATCCGCGCGTTGGCTGTAGGCTTGCTTGAGTTTTTCCCAGAGGGATTCCTGACCATCCATGAAATGTTTGCAATGTGGGCACCATGGAGCGAAAAAGACGACCACTTTGGTCTTTTCATCTTTGGGTGCTTCCTCAAATCCTCCTCTCATGCCACGCATGCCATGACGGAAAGCTCCCGGAACGAATTGGACCTGATAGGTGACCCTCTTGCGAGCCACAAAGCGAAGAACGATCATCAGAATGATCAATATTCCCGCAATGTAAATGGGAGTTTGGTAATCGGTAAAGATTTGTTTGAGACTGTCCATGCTTGTTATATTATCAATCTATATTTTTCTTCACCCAAATTGTTCTTAACATGAACCTGATCCGTGATCCACGATTCCCTTCAGATGAGTGAATAAATTGTAAAAAGTGTATTCAATTTCCCCCGAACCCAAGGGAGTTAACCACTGGGTTAGGGCATCATCGGGAGTGAGGACTTTCCGATCATATTGGTTTTGCAATTGATGCTGATAAATGTACAAATGGAATAGATGGAGAATCTGACCACGTAACTGGAAAATGTGATCTGATGGCACTTGTAATAATTGGCACAAACTGGGGTCCAGAGTTAACCCTGTCGTAAGACCGTCAATTTTCAGACGAATACGAACTTTATTGGGTATGTAAGCCCATGTGGTTGGATCCACATCAATTTTCAATTTGTGACAAATGTGTTGTCGATAAGATTCATCCTGACGTGAATGAGCCAAGTGTAAATTGTGATCCAATTTAGCACGAAAATCATCAATTAAATGAGACTCGATCACATAATAACAGTGCTCTTGCAACCATTGTTCAATCTGTAGCTCATCTAATCCATCGGGTGATGTGACCGCTTGTTGAATGACTGACAAATCCAGAATAAAACTAGTTCGATACTCTTCATAGATACGGTAGACTTCATGGGGAGACAAATGATGTGATGTCATCGAAAGTTATTTAATTGGTCTCGTTACCAATCAGACACAAAGCGATCATCAAATTTTAAGAATGATAATGAGAATGAGTGTTAGATCAAATGTAACCATTTCATAATTGCTTGTTGTTGGTGATGAGTATAACGATGTTTAAAAATAACTTGCATCATTCGGTGATCTGCATAGTATTCCTGGCGATATTTGTATGTTTGTACTTGACATGCCAAGGCTTTCGGATCCATCTGGAAATTCTTCAATTGCATTAAAACTCCGACGGGAATGGAGAGGTTAAAGACATCAGATTCACCCATGACAACTTGAGTATCAATCGGCGTCAGATGAGCATAAGGTGACATATAAATTTCATGCCCAGTGAGAGCTAATAGAGTACCTGCAGAATAAGCTTTATACGGGATGAAAACTCTGATTCGCCCACGATGTTGCATGAGAGCATCCACCATCAGTTTCACATGGGTTGAACTGCCTCCATTGGTGTGCAAAATTAAGTCAATTGTCTGATGAACCGGAACCCGGCTCAATTGTTGGACCAAACGAATTGTGTCATCCCAGCTATCAATTTGATAATGAGGACACTTGTGTTTGAGAGTTTCGTCATCATCAATAATGAAAACACGTGACCGATAAACCTCTTCCCATCGTTGAATAGGGGAAGATTTGACTACGAATTGAGTCCAATGACTTAGGAAACCGATCATAACCATGATCGTGATCAGACCATACAAACCGGATAATAAAATCTCAATCATTGTTGCAATGGCAAAGACAGAATAAGTTATCGGAATCATTTTTCTGATTACATGATCAATTGGAGGTAAATTGCATCAATTGTATTGTCATTGTATCGCACACCCAACAGACTACCATCATGATCGGTCGGAATCCATTGACTATGAATCTCAACCTCTTGTGTCAACGGGTCCACCGAAAGACAAATTTGACCATATGTCCCGATCAGGCAACTGGGAACTTGAAGTTGTGGAGAACCATGCATGTGACAAATCCCTTCCATTGACCATGGGCGTCTTAATTCTTGCCAAGAGTCATTAATACACGGTTCAAATGATTGATCTAACCAGAGCGAGAGATGCAACACTCCTTGATTCGTATCGGTAATGCAACATGGTTGCCATTCCGCTGCCATATTCCAAACATCGAATGGTATGGCTGCCGCTAATTGTTGCACCCACGGAGTAGTAAAATGCCCATCGTTCTTCTTATCGACGTCCATATTGGACTTATTGTAAGTTGCTGTATTGTCAAATTTTGAGTGAATCATTTTTGTGATTGAATCTCTTGTATTTTCCGGGCAAGTGTGTCAATCGTGATTCCTTCTCCCTCAAGAGATAAGAGCGCTCCCGGACCAGCCGTCAGGTAAGTCAGATAAGTTTCAATATTGTGTGCCCCACAAACTTTCTGTTTAACTTTGTCGCGTAATTCTCTCACATTTTGAAAATCCTGGACAATTTTAAGTCCTCGAATATCATTGCGACACTTTTCGATTAATTTTCGAACTCCCCGATGGTGTAAATGGAACAACACCAATTGCGTCTTGTAATATTGGGTCTGTGTTAATCCTTCGACCCGTCCGAAATGGTTTCCGTGATCTAATGACAATAATTTACACGGTTCGAAAAATTTCTTGTTATAATTAAATTTTCCATCATAGTGCTCGTAATCCACCACATCAAAGGAAGTAATTTGTTGGATCGGATGCTCATAATCAATTTCCGTACATCGGCTAGTCAAGTAATATGCAAACGAGTAACGACCCTCTTTGCGCGGAATAATTTCTCGAAAATATGATAAAATCTGCTCTCGATCACAACTCGAAGCGACATGCGGGTAATAAACCAATAATAGTGGTCCATATCTTTTGATGATTGCTTGGCAATGAGATGACGTTACGCTCGAAAGCGCCACTAGACGCTCCTCAGTACATGGCGACCATTGCATTAAATAGCCTTTAGTCACATAATGAATTGTGACTTCCTCCGGGGTCTTGGCCTCGGTTTTGACCTGTGGATAACGAGACAAATAATAGGCTTGATCCAATGATTGGGTCTTCCGAACCAAATCCCGTAAATAAGCCATCGGAAGATTTTTCAAATCAACGTATCCAATGAATTCGTCAATGTCCAAAGGAATCGCCAAATCACATTGGTTTCGAGTTTGTTGAATCAATTGATACAAATATTCTCCTTTTTTAGAGTAGTCATCTTGTGCAGACACGTGAATTCCTTTAGCTTGATAACGTTTCAAAATCTGTTGTGATGCGGTTCCTGAACAGTTGTCGATGATGTATAAATTGTCATAACCGAAAAGATACCCGTGATACAAGATCCATTCTTCCAAGATGTCATCCTCATCTTTTTGCATACAAAAAACTTTAATCTGCACCATATAACGCTATCTGGTCTATATGTGATACAATCCATGTTATTTTATGTGAAATTGTAACACAAGATGATTTTCCGACCATGGGATTCCCAATCGACTTTTAAAAGTCGATTGCGCGCATAAGTGCGAAAACCTAACCCATGATAATGATAATATTTTTGTCCCCGGTTAAATTGATTGATTGCCGCTTGATAATCGAAACCGTTTCCGTGATCGCGAATTACACAGATCATTCGGCCTTGACTTCCGATGTACATTTTACATTTGATCGGAAATTTCCCATGGACCATAGCATTCCCGATTGCCCTCTCAAATTCGTAACCAGTATTGGGGATCTGGTATTGATGAATTATGTGACGCATTTCACCTTGAACTGTGTGACGATCACGCTTTTTCCGAAGAGTCCATCGAAAGACTCGGATAACTGACAAAGTTGATAAAAGATGGGACAAATGAATGGAAATGAACATCTCACTATATGAGACTCCTGAGAAAAAGAAACGAACCCATATTCACAAAAGACAATTTTTGGGTTTAGGTTTAGGAGCTGTCGATGACGCTGATATCAACAGCTTTGGTTGTATCAAGGGTGCTGAAGGCGCTAACTTAAATGACGTGGATGTTATGGGAGTCGGTCCCATTGGTGTATCAGTTAGCAAACATTTTCCCAATTTGACCGTCTTGTGACGACGATCGGTTTCACTCTCGTCATCGTCGTCATCGTCATCGTTAGTGCCGTTACCAGCAATGCGCGCAGACTTCTTGATATCGGCCGGTGTCAAAATAAACTCCGATAGGTCTGACAAAAAAGGTTGCAAATCGCGAACTTCGTCCCCCAAGGGGATCTTCCAATCTTGGACGTCATATTCTTCGCTTTGATAGAATTTTTTACGAACCGTCGCTTGACGTGAAAAATTGCCACAGTCATCAATCAAATCAATGACCATGGGATTGACTCGATCATGGAACTTTCGTAAGATTCGTCCCACTGACTGTTCCACTTCCGTGGCCGGAGTAGTCAGGATTTCCGTATTGAGATCAGGAATATCCAACCCTTCACTTGACAAGGCTAATGTCCCTAAAACCACATCACATTTGGCTGACTCTTGAAGTAATTGTTTGTGTTGTTTCTTATTGCCGCCCTGATTTCCGTAATAGTAGCCAAATGTTAACGGTTTATTGTGGATGGTCATGATATGTGCACTTTCCAACAGATGATAGATGGTTTCCAGATGTTCGCGACGACCACTCAAGAGGAGAATCTTTCGATCTTGTCGCATGAGGATGCGAATCATTTCGATGATTAATTGATTACGGATGGGATGTTTGGATAAATTGGTGATCATCCCCACATTATTTTTAATGCCATTTTTCATGTACAATGTCTCGTAGAGCGGTGACTGACTCGATAACTTAATCCGTTTAATGCACATTTGATTCGTACCGGATCGGCGCTCGCTGTGACACACATTACCTAGATATTCATGGAAAACATGACTCAAACCATCTTTCCGGTTGGGAGTAGCACTGAGTCCCAACATATATTGACTGGTGATCTTGGGTAACGCTCGAGAAAACATATCAGATGCAATGTGATGACACTCATCGACAATGGAAAAACCGAAATCCTGAAATAGTTCGTCTGGATAATCTTTCTGTGACACGCTATGTAACATAGCAATCACGAAATCCTTATCAGCAACGGCGACTTTATCTTGTTGAATGTAACCGATTCGGGCTTTCCCACCAGTAAATTTCGCTATCGAGTCAGCCCACTGATCCATGAGACATTCTTTATTGACCACGACCAGAGTTTTAAACTGTAGTTCGGTGGCGATCTTGATAGCAACTGCCGTATTATGTGTGACTGTGAAATCGCCTAATAAATACCGATGATTGCCATCGATTTCGAACCCATAATAGTCCCCAACTCCGATTGACTTAACCGCAAATCCTACGACCAATGCGTCTTTAATTTGCTTTCTTGGAGAGGCCTTTTTGTAGGCCAACAAAACCGGAATCTCTTCTAAGCCCTTGCCAGAAATACTACATTGATAATATGTGCCTGTTACACACCCATATTTGTCATCCGGATGCTCGCGGACAGCCCGCGATGATGCCGAATTGGTACAAGTTTTCTGAACCGTTGATTTGTAGGTGGCGAACCCTAGTGATCGGCACATAAAAACAATGTCGTCAAGCAAGTGTTCATTGACTAATGTAATTTGGTACATATTATCGCCTTGATAACCATCGGAATCAATCAGACCGGCTAAGACTTTTAACTGAACATCCCGAGAATTACATTTGTATTCCATGGGAATATGTTTATTGTTAATCAAATCATAATTTTTCAGACAGTAGAGGAAGAAATTGGCACCATATTCGCACGACCATTGACGGACTACTCCAGTTTGACAGATAGCTTGTACGATTCTGTATGTGATCTTATCAGATGGAACTTGTTTTAAAATTAAACCGTATGTCTCGAGAACCTCTGTGAAATATGTCAGTACCTCTGGATTGGTCGTCGTAATTTGAGCACCTCCGGATTTCCAATCACCCAACCAATACCCTAACATATATGGATCTAAATCCACATTTTTCGTAGGGAATGTGATTGAAACCTTATATAACTTCAATGGTGTGCCACGGCCATGAAAAGATTTTGGATAATTGAGGAAATCTGACAATTCTATGTCATGAATCGAACCTTTGGTAAATCGATGACTCCAATTGGTGGAACATTTCAGCGAGAGGATATGTGCCTTATTGCATCCCCAAGGGTTTCCTTTCACAGGTTGAATCTCATACATTTCATCTCGTCCCCTTGCAAGACTGAGAACGTTTCTGGGGGTTGAATCATCCCCCATGAGTTGGTCACCGACCACAATATCTTCAACTTTTTTAATGGTTCCGTCAAACATTAAAATTTGTGTGCCTCGGGAGTGACATTTCCCTTGTCCGCATGGGATCTGGAGGATCCCACCACCTGTTTCTCGTAGAGCTTTCAACGTTGTGTCATGGGCCTTGATCTGGTGCGGAAACAATGAGTAAATAAAGGGCGCATTCATAGATGTTCCGATGGATAAATATGATCTGACCGGAGGACCAAATTTAGCGGTTCCATAAAATCGAGGAACATACAAGTAATTGGGACTCTCCTGATAAATTTCATATCGAGTGGGTTTGACAAAATCTTGATAGGCTGGGAGAACCAAGGGTGACACAGTTAATTCTTTTCGAATTTGGTCCAGGACCACTGGGGACATTTTGTCTTTTCGAATCAAATATCCTTTTTTATTCAAACATAGGTGATAATTTGAACTTGACGTTGAACTTGATGTCATGACAAATGGTTGATGAGAATCATCGTCAATGAAGGAATCTTCTTCAATTCAAATTTTAAGTCTGAAGATTTAATATAACAATTAATGGCTGAAATTGTGTGTCACTGTGTGGCCAAAGCAACAGGGATCAGATGCAGGTTACCCGCATCGCTCAAACCGAACATGGATCATCGTTTTTGTCATTTGCACCAAAATTGCCGACAAATCGCTGCCCAACCGCACGAACAATTGCATGCACTACAACAACAACAACCACCACTTGCGCGAGTACTACATGTGGTACCACCAACACATTTACCACCACCACGTGTCATGGTGTCCATCAAACCCAAACAAAAAGTCCAAACCAAACAAACCAAAGAACTGGCTAAACCGACAAGTAGGAAACACTGCAAAATGACCACAATGTCCTGGAGGAAGAATTCGTGGACATGCCCGAGGAGAATATCATTCATGATGTCTATGGATACTGTTATACCGCTGAGGAATTAGTGCAATTATTAGCTTCCTCACGAAAGAACCGTAATCCCTACACTAATCAGCCATTGTGGACCGATCGTGCATCATTTAATCAATTGATCTCACATCCACAAATTAAACCGGAGGATCGTGTTCGTCTAATTTCAATCTTCTTCCCCTCATTTGATCCACAAATTGCTCAATTAGTTCAACAACATTCACAGATCTTCGATTTAATCGGAATTACTGGAGCAGTGCTTAAATCTGATTATGATTCACAGCTCAAACCATCGATTGAAATGATCGGTTATCTCGATCAAAAATTAGATGAATTACCCACAGAGGTAGCTCGCCGTTTCCGTTCGTTGACCACTCCGAATGGTCAACAGACATTGGATCAGTTGCTGAAAACCTGCGATCAAACATGTATACATGGGATTGGGGCGCGTATTTTGGCGATTTATCTCTACATTTGGTTCAATCTGGAGGAAAATCAACGTCCGCCGCTCATTCCCATGTTGTATCAAAGTGTCATTAATTCGGTTATCTTGCAGGCGTATATACGAAATCCAGAATTACAACAGTTGGATATTTACCTATTCAAATTTAACACCGATATTGGACAAATTGTGAATGCCAATTATGTGTCTCTAATTGGAAATATTCTGAGACCAAGTAACGGTTTCGATGCAGTACCAGAAGAAATTAGAGACATCATTGATCAAGATATCAAAGATCACTTAGAAGAACTGGTTTTGAGTTACGCATTCTTACAAGATTATTTAGTCAATCTAAGTAAGTGATCCGTCACATAATACAAATGTGAAAAACTACCAACTCGTCTGACTTTACGATTGTGGAGATTGGTAATAATTGCACCCGATCCAAACCCACTTTATTTCATCGTTATTGTTGCATGAATTATGACAATCAAAATAAGTCATAATTCATGGCTGAATAAAATTTCAATCCAATCATACACAATTTTTTCACTATCCAGATATTATATAAACAGAACAGCGATTGTCCATGTTTCCTAAGTATTTACAGAATGCTTTGACAATAACAAATTTTGTGTATATATAATATAATTACCAACATCAAAATAGATGAACGATTTTCTCAAACAACTCCAACCTTGGATTCAAAATCCATACGTGGTCGGCATCGCAAGCTTACTGGCAGTCTTTTATGGAAGTTTCAAAGTACCCCAATTACCACAGAGTGCTGTTCCTTGGCTGACTGGTCCAATTTTCAAAATCGTATTCGTTTTCATAGTTTATCTGATTCATCGTCTAAGTCCACTCGCAGCCATAATTGTAATCGTGATCTATCTTTTGACTCTTGAATTACTGACTCACCAAACCGAAAATTCCATCACATCTTCACCTTATCTGAAACCCGCACCTGCCGAAGAAACACAATTTCGAACAGATTTTGTCGATGATTACCTACAGCGGAAAAACCTACCCTCCCCACCCGAAGTAGAAGCAGATCCATATGAAGGCCTTCATCCTCTCAACAAGCCAACAGAAGAAACACTCTATCAAACACAACGAATTGAGAATCCAGATGATCCACGTCAACCTGGCATCACAATCACCGATGATCCCAAGATTAATACCGCCATCTATGAACTAAATCCTCCTTTTGCCCAACATGCGCTCCCATTGGACATGGATGAGACTGAAACCAAAGTAAACACATCAACCGTTAACTTACCCCAAGGGGACCCCACCCGTTATTCGGCTTGTCATGGTTACTCAATCACCAAGTGAAAACTTGGTGGTGATCTGTTGAATTATCTCTCTATATTTTTCCAATTCATCGCAATTGCACATTTCAAAAATAATTTCCCCATGTTCCGGTTGAAATCCACGTTCCAACCGGAGAATGTTTGACCTAAATGAAACTACAACACGTTCCAAGGTCTCGCGATTATAATAATTATTGACTGGTTGAAACGGCATTTGACACGATTTTCGGTGTCGCTGATATGTTAAAGCATTATCAATCTTGAATTGGTTGAGATCAGAGACTGTGTCGAGATAGCACGCAATGACCTCTCCTGTTTGTGAGTCAACCTCATATGTTAATGACCCCAGACAATATTTAGTCACAAATCTCAATGGAGTTATATGATCAACCGGAAATGGCGAGGTATGACCCTGATTTTGTGTCATCAACGACATAAACTTCGGCCACTGGTTCAGGTTGATTTGATGATCGTAAGAGTGAGAACTGGTTTGTCGCCCCACATGAATGATCCAACAAGATGTCTCCATGAAATGAAATTATTCAAAATCAAAATCAACCCGCGCATAAATATCAAATTTTAAAATGGAAGTTTTGTTTTTGGTTGATTAAAAACTGTCGGGTATATGTATACATATAATATTCATATATCCTGATGGTTAATTTGAAAAAATGGGTCCATCATAAACGTCAACGCGGTTTAATTGATTATAAATGGGCTGTCCGTAACTATTTGCTCAATCATACCCATTGTGAGGATGAGGCACAAGAGAAAAGCTTCTTTTTAGAAAGTCTGTCTCCCTTCCTTTATTTGCAACAATATGCTCCCATAATTCTCCAGGATCGAAGTTTGCAAGCGGTTTGTCAATTATGCACTGATTTGAATTTAGTGATTGATATCAATCATCAAGATTTACAATTGAACATATTGGGTCAAAAATTTAATCAACTCATTCATTCCGCTAGGGAATTACGAGCCTGTTACGATTGTGGAACCACTGCTCGGGGAGTCTTTTTCCAATTAATTAAGGCATACCGTCATGATTTTCACTTGTCACCACAGGAAATCGAGCGCGTAAAAAGTGAATATTACATGACTCGTTATCATGGGGCGGAAGGAGTGGATGTTTTACGATCCCGGATGAGAACAATTGACCACAATTGTCTGTTTATGTGTGCCATGCAACTCGGAGAAGAGTTCGGTCATGTCTACATTCTGGAAAAGACATGGCAAGATGAACATGATGGGCATTCTGGTCACTTCCGATACCGAATGTACCAGAGTTGTTTACGCGCTTACCTGTTGATCGACTACATCGAAACCATGGATTACGCTCGCCATCCTAACCAGGGAATTGATATCTTTGCTCACTTGGAGCATTTGGAACATCTATTTTCTACTCCTGTGTGGGGAGCGAAAGAGATCGATCAATTCAATAATTGGTTTAAATTTACCCCTCCGGATGAGGTGAAAACCCCAGGACGCAAATTGTTCACCAACACATTTATTCTTCTCTGAAGAAACTACTTAAAAAATTCTAAATTGTGAGTATTATAAAACAAATGGTGTCATTCTCGCTCAGACAAATTGAACTAAATAAGAGTTATGGTGATTTGGGAATCGTCAAGAAATTCTACGTTAAACTCGATGATACAATCGACCGTAGCAAGTGCAAATTTACTCTATTGTGTGGAGGAGATATAGTGGGTAAAACTTCCAAATTAGTTTATGATCAATCTCACCAAATGTGGGAAATTAAGTTCTATTCGAGAATCGTTAATTTGTGTGACTTGCCACCGGAACTTAGGGATTGTTTGCTTTTCAATGTAGCTAAACATCACACAGTGAGGATTTGTAGCAAAATAAACTGTGATTTATTCGTTGAAACATGTGATCTAGATGTTCCCATTGTGTTTGATACATCGATGGAAACATATGTTGAGTATACCGATTGTTCTTGGTCCGGTTCCAAGAACAATCTCTTGAGATATTGTTCAGGTATGATGGGTTCAGCATACAAAACATTACCACTGAAATACAGTGGAGATGATATTATCGATGTATTTGACGAACAACATTGTGGTAGGGAATATAATCAGAGCATTAAAAAATACTCAAATATTTCAAACCCATGACGCAAATATTTCACCTGTACATTAATTCGTCAGAGACGATACTATTTAAAATCTATTTTTTGAGTATTATTCTTGATCATCGGATCAAGAATAATTGGATTGTCAATGAGCAGAAAAATATCGACCGCTAGTCTCTCGTCGAAAATTCCCTTTGTTCAACTTTGGATAATACTAATACCAATATTATCCGAAGTTGATGTAACAAAGTTGATGTAACGAAGTTGTGTTTGTGTATATTTTATGTGCTGATTATGGGTACACGTCTGGGTTTGAAAGTGAAATCGAATTGGTCATCCCCGCAGAAATCAGTCAGATCTATGGTTTCACGGGCTTTGATGGTTGGTAGGGACACCGTTTGTTTGGGAGGGACTTGGCGTTTAATCTTGTCAAGATCCAACGAGATTCGGAATGCATTGGTCCCTGTCGGGATAAATTGCCCAAACATGACATTACCGCTGACCCCAGTCATCAGATCCACTTCCGAGAAAATCGACGCATTGGTCAGTTGGGTGGTCGTCTCCTCAAATGAGGCACGATGAAGCGGTCCACTCTCCGATTTATTGACACCATGGCGGTCCACCGAGACCAAGGTTCCCTGATTGGTCATGACATCAACCAGAAGGCTAACATGTCGCTCCTGGATGTAGGTTTCATTTTCCTCAAACAAACGATTGATTTCATTGATAATACAACGGCGTGCGGCTTCCACTCCATACAATTGGTAAATCTCCCAGACATCATTGGAGACCGTCCGGTAAGTATCAATGTTGGGTAAACTCAACACTTCCAGCAAATTGGACCCATCCGTATCCAGCATATACAAAAGGTTGTTGTAATGCTTTTGGGCCTCATCATAGGCTTTCTGATCCATGTCAAACGGTGAAATGACACTGCCATCGGACATGACAATCTCTTTTTTGCCAGTGTTGACCAAACAATGTTCGATTCCCTCAATTCCCTTGATTTTAATCAAAAGCATATGAGTTTCCAATTCGCGTAAGTAATTGATCGGGTCCGCAAACTCATCGGAAACCGATTTCAGCTTGATCCGACAGATCAGTTTCTGAGCATTGTCATCACTAACAATCACTGAGTGATCCAATTGATCCGTTTGCCCCTCGAGGAATTCGTTGAGTTTATTTTCAATCAAGTACATAGGAATGCGCTTGCGCATAATGGCTTCCCGGTCGAACTCCATGCGGAGAAGCCACTTGAATTGGGAGACCTGTCTGGAATTAATGGGATCAATGTCGGGCAACAAGGCATAGTAGCTCTCCACAAATTCCTGGTCCTCCGGGATACAGGTATGATGGTCATCCTCATCATAAAAGATTTCAGTGCTCAAGAGGAGGTCACGCAAGATAGTGTATTCAATGTCGGCTCCGATGGCTTCAATCCGATCACTGTTGGTCTGTTTGATCGATTTGACATTGGCCTCGTTATCAAACTTCTGAATGAAGTATTCGTCGACCACGTAAATGGTCAGAGAAGGTGTCTTGGGATTTCGTGACAAGCTCAGCAATTCTTTCAGACGGGGGACACCACGAGTCACATTGGCCTTAGAACCCTGACCCGTGTGATGGAATGCATTGAGAGCCATTTGAGTTGTCGGTTCTCCCATGGATTGGGCGGCCACAATCCCCGCATTCTCTCCGGGATTGATCAGAGCTTTGAGGAAGTGGAGATAGATTGTTTCCACCAGGTGATCGAAGGCCATGCGACTCATCTTGTACTCGTAAATCAGTGGCTTAGAGGCCAGATAAATAGCCATAAGGGAGTTAATCAGAATGGTCGAGACATAATTGACCTGCGCTCGTGGATCCACGATGAACCGTTCATGGAGTTTTTGGATCTGTTGAATTGCGTAAATTGGATCCAAATCCGATTTGACCGCTTGAGCCAAGCCGAATTGGTTGATGGCATTCTGAATCAAACGCTTGAAATGAACTGGGGCACGGGTATCAGGTTGCCAATAGGTAGTGGGTACTTGTTCCTTCAAATATTGGTAGTATTGAAGAAGTTGGTCCATCTCCGCCTTGAAAACCGCCTCTCGCTCTGCCGGAGAATGGCTGTTAAATTGTATCTGGGCCTCGGGTGTCAAATGAGCCATGAGGTCATCAGTTGGGAGATGTTGGAACTTGAAACACAAACGTTCCCGATTGTAATTGAGGAAGAACATATCCTGGGTCTCCAGGTAACTGGCATCGAAACCATCATTACCATAGATTGTTTGAATGATCATGTTGTTGGCGTTACGCACGGTTCCATCGTAACAGACACGAACATCTTCCAAGGCTTTGATAAACTTGCGCTGCAGGTAACCCGTCTCAGCGGTTTTAATTGCCTTGGTGATCACACCAATACGACCTTCTTGGGCGTGTTCCCAATATTCAATGGGACTGAGACCGGTCATAAAGGAATCCTCCACGAAGCCGTGGGCTTCGGGACGCAGGTCATTTTTGTGAAAATGGGGCAAGGTTCGGCCCTGGAGCTGATTATCAATCCAAGAGCCCTCGATTTCCAGTTGACCCATCATGCCCACAATTTGACACATATTGCTTTTGTTTCCCTTGGAACCACAACGGACCATGGTATCAATCGAATTGTAGATTTCACCAGTTTGACGGATTTGATCACAGGACTGATACGGTTTGATTCCCTTGGCGGTGAAATCCTCCACATTCTTGCGACATTTGTTCATAATTTCGATGATTTTCTTCGGGAAATCTTTCTTGTAGGTGAAAGCATTTTCTCCTTTGGGTAAAGTGCCCATCTTGGCATTTTGGATAGCTTCGGACGCTTTTCCACGAGCTTCGGCAATAGCAGTATGGACTTTATCCAACATAGCTGAAGGAATCACACAATCACTGATCCCACAACTGAACCCCTGGATCTGAAGCCACGTGTTGGAAGTGAAGGTAAAACCGTTGAACAGATCGCGGGCCGCACCGGGACCGTAATCATTCCAAGTAATATGGAACAGACTGCCATTCTTCTTGCCGACTTGGTTGCTGTCCAGGATACCACCAGATGACAGCTGACCACCGGCGATTTCCACTAAGGTCTTGGTCCCATCTGGACTCTTTTTCTTGTAGGAAATATTGGGCAAAAAGAGTGAGATCAATTGTGATCCAGTCCACCGCGGATCGGGACCGGGTTGTGCGGGAGGAGGTAGGTTCTCGCTGAATGCCGAGACCGCGCACATGAGTCGAGTCATTTCCTCCAGGGTCAGGGATTGTGATTGACTCAACAGGTAAGTGCCCAGCAAACTATCTTGGACCATGCTCATAACTGGTTTACTGGCCTGGGGACTGACGATTTGCGTCGGAACTGACGCAATCATGCGTAATTCGACTACGCTTTCAAGGGTCATAGGGGTATGCATATTCATCTCCGAATGATCCCCATACTTTCATATGGGGGCGGACTATATCTTATGCCACCTCAGATTGGTTAGATCATCATAGGTGACCGATAGCCATTTAGTCTCTGAACCTTCTCCATGTCCATTACCAAAACGGATTTAGGAGCTTGGCTGCGGATTGCCCATTTAAGAGAAAACTTCTCTTAATCTCAACAAGTTTTACTTTGCAGATGACGACGACGACGATATTTGTCTCAAAAATGAGAGTGCTCTTTCTTTTAATTCATCAAGCGTTTGAAATTTACCTCGAAAATCAACTCTCTTCCCATCAATATGGATTCTGTAATAGGAAATTTGCCCAGTTTCCAAGGAGTGAATCGGATGTAGATATTGCTCCAAATGATTCTGATCGATCTTGCAGTTAGCAAATCTTTTCAATTTGTCGCTATCGTGCTGATGACATGCATGCTTACTGAGCAACTGTCGACATTCTAGTGTATTCATTGTTTGTTTTAATCTGATGGAGATTTTCTTCTTCGTTTCTTCACTGTGTCGATAGTCGCCTTTCTCTACAGTAATACAATTGTTGGGGATAGAGGCAACATAAAACTGACCCTTACCGCCAATGGTCAAATTGTATCCTTGTGGAAATAACGTTTGATAGCTGTCAATGTAAGATTGTTCGTATCGATCCAATTCACTGGGCTCGCATCGGAGTATTAATTCACTGATGAATTGATCTTCCCCATATTTTCTAATGGCGTTGTTTAGGTACACTGATTGATTTTCTTTGTTTTGGCATCGCGCTTCACTCAAGTGGTCTTTGAAACGCCCTCGATATCCAAATGGGCGATATTTATTATGATTTTTCCGATGCGACACCGTTTGACCAACATACATCTTCTCGTTGATCATGTTGATAATCAGGTAAATTTCACCAATCACATTATCATTCGTATCCAATAAGTCGTTCAAATATCGTTCCTTATCTTTAATTGTTGTCATATCTGCCTCCCTATGCTATTACGCATAGTTCAAATTCAATTTTTCAATTGAACCGAAGTCTGTTGAGCTTTAGGGTGTTCCCGCAATTTGACTATCTCGCAACAGGACTTGTCATCCTGTTACTAGGTGGTTATATTGGGATTCTCCCCAGTTAAGTTTACAATGTTTCCCCCAATAGGTAACTTAACAACCTATTAGGCATCCACCTTTTGGCGACAAGACGTTATGTTAATCGCCATCAAAGTCGGCATTGTATGGTGCGCACACGTTGACATTTAGACGGAACGTTTTTCCGTCGAGGACCTTGACTCTGTGAGCCATCATACTCATTTTATGCAACGAGGGTTGTCGATTGAAAAGAACCCAATCGTTATCCATCAAATGGCGATAAACGATGTCCCCCGGTTGCAACGAAATATCTTCCAGATGTTCCACATATTTGAGATTCTTGCGGAACTGATCACCTTTAGCCTTGTAACTCTTGGCACCTGGATAGACATAAGGACCATTGCGGATCAGCTGGGTCATAGTAGCTAAATTGAACTGTGTGACCAATTCAGGATAAGTGAGATTCATGGCCACCTTCCGAGGTACACCCAACTGATCAATCGACAAGTATGGGTCAGCCGTAATGACCGAACGCGCTGATCCATCCACACGTTTTCCCATGAGATTACCGCGGACACGTCCTTCCTTGGCCTTGATCCTCTGACGAATTGTCTTCAAGGGACGTCCGGATCGTTGTTGGGCCCGCGGCAAATTGGAAATCTCATTGTCAATGTAAGTGGCCACGTGATATTGTAACAGCTGCCAGACCTCATCAACGGTACTCTGTTTGGCGCTGTCAGCAATCTTGATTCTCAATTGCGCATTCCATTTGATGATATCATTGAGCTTTCGGGTCAAATCATCCTCCGAGACTTTTCCATTGTCAGATTTGACCGAAGGACGCATAGCAGGCGGAGGAATCGGCATAACGGTCCAAATCATCCATTCAGGACGTGAGTATTGTGGGTCTAATCCAACCAACTCCACATCCTCATCAGTCACATTCTTGAAGATGGTGTGAATCATTTCTGGATTGACAATGATTCTCTCTTTTTCTCGAGGAGCATCGGCACCTTCTTTAGAGTACGAGGCAATGATCCGAACCACACCATCTCGATCGCGTGTGTATTTGGGTTGTTTGGCTCCACAGTTTGGACAATCGCGAGGTTTCTTAAGCAAACCTTCAATGTAAGCAAATCTCCCTTTGCCGCTCTTGGCATGAACCTCGTCCATAATTTTCTGATCGGAATCGTATTTGTCAATCAACAGTGCAGAACACCGATTGCAATAGAAACCCAGCAATTTGATGATCATATTGTAATACTGGACTTGGATGACCGGACGAGCCAGATTGAGAAAACCAAAATGTCCCGGGCATTCTTTGTAAGTGTATTGACATGTGGGACAAATGGGTCCACGTTCAATTGGACCGAGGCGCGGATCCAACAGAGTACCTTCCAAATTCCTCATGTTGGTAATGTGTTTGTAAATTTCACACACGGCTTTCTGCTTGATTCGCTGTGGACTGAGAATACCAAACGTAACTCGTCTGACCTGACCAACTGATTCACCATACTCAAAATCCGTCAGTGGCATGTTAGACTAATTTATATATATGACTCAGAATATTTATTAAATCAATCAAATCAAATTTTCAACGAATAATGACACACGTGACGCCTGTTCCGATCAAAGATTTTAAGAGTCCATGGCAAATTAAATGCGATTCACAGGGATATCGCTATCTAGCATGGGTGTGTGACTCGGTTCTCCATTGTCTCAAAACCGATTCCAAGGGAACAGTGATTTTTCATAATCACAACCCAATCTGTCATCCACCCACACAATTACTTCTCTCAACCGATTTAGCAGGATACATCTATCTAGCATGGACCACATCACAAGAAGATGAAAATCAAAAAGAAGATATCTGGGTCCTACATCAATTGAGCTCCATGGGCCACCCTCAATGGTCTCGTGAAATCCATCTACCTCACGGTCAACAGGTCATCTTACAAGAAGATCGATTGCGATCCATTCACTTAGAGAAAAATCGTTTTTCGATTACGGATCATGAGAACCACATTTCTACGGTCCGTGTGCCCTCATGTGTCCATTGGCCATATACCATGGCTGATTTCGATCAAGAGCATGTTTGTCTAATCTCTCAACGGACTTGTCTAACGACACTGGATCTTGAACACCAGACTTTTTGGTCATACGATGCTGATACAGAACCGAGCCAAAGTTTATGTGTGTGTCGAGATCTGTCAAAGATGACCTATTTGATTCGAATTGATTTGGAGGGCAACATGTTCTTGGATTGTCTCGACAGTTGTGGGCATCTTCAGTGGTCCAACCTGGTACAAACCGACCCCACGATTGTCCAGACAGGTCTATCGTTTGATCCCGAGAATCAAATCAGTGTTGCTTGGACCAATCTGTCCCATATGGGTCAACAATTGCGGTATTCGACGCATGGAGTGTTGATCGACTCACATGATTTATTGCTACCGGGTGAGTGTCGGGTTTTACATTCGGAAAATGGCTATGTGACCTATCTAGTCGAACATCAAAACAATTGCGAACTTTACCTGTAAAATGATCTGAAAAAATTTGATTTTGAAAATTTATGAATACCACATGGAATCCATAAAGAATTATGGCATTATATCAATCGATTGACGTTTTTTTAAGGAACAACGCTTATACAAGCGAATATCTGTATAGGCATCCCAATTGTATTACACAATTACTAAATGATCTTAGTAAAGTAATCATGCCAAAACAGTCATCTGAAATGGCTTGTCGATTAAAAAATGGAATTGATGTTGAGACATACAGTTTACTACGTGGGATAGAACATATACGATTTCCATCAGAACAACCATGGGATGGGATCATTGTTGAGTATGGTGAAATTACAAAAATGATGTATGATCATTTTTGTAAAGAAATTAAATCTTATTATGACATAATACAACGTGAAAGAAATATTTGCGAGTATTGTAAATGTATCAAGTTATTATTTGATACAATCAATCATTGTCTATCGCCAACTACAGAAAAATGTCATGACATCTACATCTGTTGTGGTTACAATAAAAAAGGTAATACCTGTTCACATCCCGACGCTAAACCGTATCAGTGTATCAGAAAATGTAACGTAGCAGAAGAGGACATAAAATATTTTCATGATATAATTATCCCACTTGCGAATATATTACATAACAATCCACCTGATGCCAAAGATGTTGTAAATATACATATTTACCAGGATAAAGATTATACTGGTCGTACTCATTATGGCGAAATTAGCACCATATATACTACTGCGCATCGTATTATGATGCATGTGATAACTAGCCTATTTGATAGTGGTGATGATACATTTATTAACGAGAATGTTAAAAGGTTATGTGATGCAGATTTCATAACTAATCGAGATATTACCAAAAATGAATTCGATCTAGTTTGGATTAGTTATTTTAACCGTAAGCAATAAATCACATATTATGACCACGTCTTTGAGATCATAAAACTAAATAACATATATTGTGAATGACAACTGGAATTTTATCACTCATGCATATATACATCCATTATGAGTTTAATTTATCAGTGGATTCGGAAACTCCCCTCAATCTACGACGAAACACAAGATGCTCCCAAACCCAGCATCGCCGTCGACATTGAAGGAAATTTCTATGTGGCATATACATGTTTTAATGCGGTCAGTGCTGGGCAAACTCACGTGGGTCTGATCGATATCTGTGTGGCTAAATTTAGTTCCGATGGTCAAGCCATGTGGTACCGACAACAACCCAGTTTCGACACAACTTTGGATGATATTGAACCCAGTATCTGTGTGGATGCCAATAAAAACGTTTACGTCTCTTATTGTACTGGTGGTTCCATTTCAGGTCAAACCGCGGTCATTGATTCCGTGGAAATCGTTGTCTTCAAAATGGACACCGACGGTAATACCCTATGGGTCAAACAATCACCCGATTTTAACAATATCGGTAACGATTATGCCCCCTCCATTGCTGCCGATGGCAACGGTAATGTGTATGTTGCGTACTACTCCGAAGATCCAGGCACACCGGTCACATATTACGATAATATTATTGTTTTCAAATTAGATACTAATGGAAACTTGGTGTGGATCAAAAAAGCCCATACTTTCAACACGCCCGGAGGCAACTACAACCCAAATATCGTGGTCGATGACTCCAGTAACTGTTATGTCGCTTATTTCTGTGATGGATCGGCTGCTTCGGGAGAAACCGAAGTCGGTGGTTATGATATTGTTGTTTTTAAAATGGATGGAGACGGCAATTTGTTATGGATCCGTCAACGCCCCACTTTCGACACAACCGCCTCAGATTTCTCACCTTCCATTGCTGTCGACAGTAATGGAGCCACATATATCGCGTACCACACCTACGGTGGCACTGTCTCCGGGCAAACATATACCGGAGGCCTCTACGATATTATTGTTTTTAAAATGGATACCCAGGGTACCGTGGTCTGGGTTAAGGAAAATCAGACGTTCAATACGATCGAAGATGACTACGCGACGGCCATTGGTATTGACCCATTAGGTAACATCTACGTGGCCTACACGACTACGGGAGTCACTTCGGGACAAACACTGACCGGATCCCAGGATGTGGTGATCATGCAAATGGATAACAATGGTAATACCTTAGGTGTCTTACAACAGACCAATTTCAACACTCTGTACGAAAATGTGTATCCCTCAATCGCGGTCGATCTAAACGGTAATTGCGGAATCACTTACTACAGTGTCAATCCGGGGCTCGGAGATGAAAGCTCGTCACAAACATTAGTGGTTTTCAAACTCCGTAATCTGGTCTGTGTGGCACCCGGGACCCAAATCCTCATGGATGATGGAACCACTAAACCAGTGGAACTAGTCAAACGTGGTGACTGGGTGGCACCACATCATCAAGTGGCTCGCGTCTGCCGAGAACCAATTGACATCCATTCCCAGATCAGTCTAGTGGTTTTCGAGAAAGGCGCTTTTGGAACTCGTCCGGATCAACGATTAGTTGTCACTCCTAATCATCCGATCGTCTACCATGAAGCCCGACGACCAGCTAAATGTTTCGTTCATTGTCCCGGGGTCACCGGAATCGATCAACAACCTTTAACCCAAGTAGTCGACCTGTTGGGTGGTGATCCTGAAGCGGTGGCCCTCTACGATTTACAATTTGACCACGAGGGATCTTATGTGGCCAATGGAGTCGAAGTGCAATCGCGGTCACCTTACAGCTACTATGGACCCCTACCCAAAGACTTATATTTCGACCCAGAATTGTACAGCGATGATCGTGTTTGGGATACTGTGGACCATTATGAACCATTGGATTCGACTCCGGTCACCCACAACATTTACGTCCTTAAAAACAAGCATCATAAGTGGTTGGACCCGACATCAGTTGTGCAATACCAAAAATGAGCAATTAAAATTATCATTACCATTACCTACAAGCGGATATGAAGAAGACTAAAATTTTAATTTCAAATTAAATTTAAAAATCGTTTTATGAATTTTGTGTTCCTTTGTGATGGTCCTTTTATTTTTAACAGGGAGACCGACCTACAAACAAAGTAATCCAAAGTCCTTATACAAAAGTGAAATTGGAAGGAGACTAAAAATTCAATT